GCATTTTCGTGGTCTAAGTAACAGACATAAATATTAACAATCTTATATGAAAATAGCAATAACAGGTCATAGACCACATAAACTTGGTAATGACTATGATCTTACTAGTCCATTACTTCAGCTAATTAAGTATCAAATTGAGAACTTACTAGCTAAGTATGATTTCATGAGTGAAACTGATCTTACGCTAATCACAGGGATGGCATTAGGCATTGATACTCTGTTTGCTCAAATAGCTATCAGTTTAAGAATACCGTTCATAGCTGCTATTCCTTGTAAAGGACAGTACACACGATGGCCTAAAAAGTCAGTAGATCAATATTTCAATATCCTGACACAATCCCATGATGTGTTTTTGGTAGACCATAGAGTTTCATTGCACAAAGATTTGGACAATCTTAAAACTTGTCTTTCACCTAGCGGTAACTCATATTCTACCCAGAAAATGCAACAGCGAAATATCTGGATGGTAAACAACTGTGATCTATTAATTGCAGTTTGGGATGGTTCATCTGGTGGTACAGCTAATTGTGTAAAATATGCACAATCAGTTGGTAAACAAATTATTCAAATTAACCCAAAGGAGTTATAAAACACTAGCTTGTGAACAAAGCAAAGAGGCTGTAACCAATTTGTACAAAAACACACTCTTTTACAGAAGGGTAACGTAGCGAATAGTTACGTCAGCAAGACTCATAATCTTGCTGAAGCTAATATTAAATTTACATGAGGCATGTAGCAAAGCGGGTATTATCACACACAGATCTCTGTGCAGGAAATACAATGTTAAGGTAACAGAGTGTACACCTAGTTGCATATATACGTAAGTTCGAATCTTACCTTGCCTCCTCTAATTAAGCTAGTTTATGAACAGCCACACACATGAATGTATCACTTTGAGGGTTGCTCCTCATAGCTGAGTCTCGTAGGTGTAAAGCAGTGAGATGCTGCATTATTATTATTCATTATTAATTCATAACCTAAGTGAATTAATTCTATTACATTTACATCTTAATTGCTGTTTCAAAGCAGCAACACTTACAAGACTACTATACTTGAGGTATTAGATTTACTAATCCAACACAGTTAGAAATCGGTCTAAGCTTGTATGCAAAGTAAGTAAATTTTGAAAAAGGTTGTAGGTAGCGATATAGAAAGAACGGCTAAAGAATTAAAAGTACTTGATCTATGGTTTGAACCTGTATATGAACCAGAGAAGAGGTGCTACAAATACTTTTACAGTTTGCGGAAGATTGCGATAGCAATGAAGATCTAATTTGTTATGATGGTCATATTGATGGAATTAGACAATATAATGACCTTAAAAAATGGTTTGAACAAAACGTAAAATAACATGGAATATATTTTAATCAAATGGCCTGATAGTCAAGGACTTATGGATAAAAGTTGGTTCAAAGAATGTGTTCTTATGAATGACGCTAATCAGTTTGATACTGTTGGTTACGCAGCATACTTCGTTCCTAAACAATATGCTGATGGATACTTAAAAGAACTTGAGAAGAAGAAAAACAAAAAACCTAAACTTCAAAAAACATGAAGATTTTAATTAAAGTAACTAAAGACATACTCAAGAAAAGTATGATGTGTGGTTACCATGCGGTACCTGAAACAGGTTCTATAAAAGAACTTCAAAAGTCATCAATTGGTTCTAATTGTGCTTTTGCATTAGCTGTGCGCGAAATATGGCCAGAAGCTTGTGTAGGACTCAAAATCTACCCTTATTACTATGCTAATGATGGTATCTTAAACATGTCCACGCCCATTCATTTACCTACCAAGGCCTTATTGTACATCAGCAAGTTTGACGCTTTAATATTAACTCCAGAAAAAAGACTTGAGTTACCTGAAATCTCTGTAGAGATAGATGTGCCGTATTGTATTCTTGAAAAGGTAGGTATCTCTGAAGTGTATAAAATACTTTCAGAGAGTAAAACTCTTGAATGTGTAAGCATTTAACAAACTAAACCACCTCAACATGAAAAAGCTACTAGACTCTTCTATCCAGGATAATATCTGGTATGAAGAAGGAAATTAAGACTTGCAACGGCTTTGTACCTACACTCCGTTTAATAAATTGTAAGGACTATCTGGTAAGCTGCCAGTCAACACTATTACTTTTATGTCGCAAGCATAGTAGTAGTGTTAGTTTAATGTACCATAACTCATTTCCCAAGGATGAGCAACTTACAAATTACTACAATGAGTAATAAAAACAGATAAGTTGAGTACAGAGGGAACTACTAATAACTAAATACAAAAAGCTATGAGTATTTTTATTGCAATTTTATTTACAGTGTGTCTCTTCTTTACTGGTAGACTGGTAGAGAATATTGTATATGCTGTCAAGTTTAATAAGGCTGCCCCTGAGCCTTATACAGGCGTACTTGCTTGTATTTTGTGGGGAATGTTTTACTACTTAACTCATTGAATATGAGCACATTAGAAGAAAATGACAACAAGATGGCAAAGATTGTGGCAATTGTTGCTGCAGTAGGATTTGTTATCTTGATTGGCTGGTTAATTAGCAATGGAGGAATCCACGGCTAATACAAGGTACCATACCTGAATAAAAAACACAGTTGTAAAACTGAAAGGGGTGCAATGCCCCATTATTTCCTTTAAAAGAATCATAACTTTAATAAGTGGGGTGGCTCCCTCAAACTACTCAAAGTGAACTTTATGTAACTCCATAGTAGTGTCGTCAAGGCGTACCTTGAGCATCCTTGCCGTGATACCGCATAGAAATATGGCCTGGACCAAGCAGATAAAGGGGGCGAAACGCTTATTTTTAAATTTGAAATTATGAAAACATTAATATATTTTATACTAGTCATGTTGTTTATGAGTGTACTTATGTGTCAGGGTTGTAGTAAGAAAGTAGTGCAACAACCTCCTAAGAAAATGACACCACATATACCAACGAGATACTGATATGAAAACAATTACAGTACCGCAATACATTATTGAACAAGCGCAAAATGCAATAAGACTTGCCGCAAACGCGCTTGGAAGCAGACAAAGAGAAACTGCGATGGATCGGCAGATTGAACATTCTGAACGATTGTTAAAATGGGTTCTTGATGGACAAGTCGGTGAGCCTCCAAGATACATTCCCTAACCCCTATCAACCTAAACCAGTGATGCCATGACAGAGCAAGAAATGAAGTTCAGAATTACAGAAAAACCATATTACACATCTTGGTATAATAATACTTGTGGTTTTGAAGATAGTCTCACCAATGAAGGCGTTATCAATTACGAGGGGCTTTCTGATGTTGATAAATTGCGTCTGTACGTTTTTGCTTGGAATTGCGCTGGATTTCTTCCCGGCAAAAATAGTGTACTTAAAAAGTTTGGATGGACTGATGGTTATTTCAAATCAGTTCGTAAGGAAGCTGGATTGACAACTGACGCGACATTTAGTGAAAGAACAGGATTGATCAGCGGACGAGGGTATGTATACGAACCTAAACCAGTGATGTAGTATGGAATATATAGTTTATTTAATTGAAGGACTTATAATCGGTTACTTCATTGGTAGAGCAATCCAAGAAATGCAGAACAAAAAGCCATCTCCCTGATAGATCAACTAAAAGCAGAAATAAAATGAAAAATATTGAACTTTGGTTAATAATTTGGATTATTCTATGTTTTGTTGTGTGCTGGTTATTTTTTAAAACAAAAGTAGGCGCTTTAAAAAGAAGGGTTGCGTATCACGAATGGCTGAATGGATTTCTCGAAAGGAGGTACGTAGATAAACTTAACAGAATGAAGAAAGACAAGGAAAGTTTTGAAGATCGGTATATAAAAGCTAACGCCAAGCTTGCTGTAGAAAATGATCAACTAAAAGCAGAAACTAAAAAACACTTAGAGCGATGAAGACAGCAGAAGAAATACTTGACCAGTACATAATTAACAGATTTGATCGTGTTGACAGAGATACTTTTGTTAAAGCTATGCACGGATACGGAGAGATGCTACTACGCGAAGCTGCGGAGAGGGCGAAGGTAGACGCAACTTACTTAAACGGTACGGATTCATTTCCGACCGATAAATTCAGGCTTGATGACAACGATGGTTATATTGAACACATCAAGTGCAACAAACAATCAATACTATCCATCATTGACGAAATGAAATAACATGGAACAGCCATTACAGAACCCAATCGAAGACCAACGCAAAGCAGCGTTAGAGCATTATCAGGAAGCGTCACGCGCAATCCACCACTGGTCTTCATTTGTTGAAAGCGCGATAAAGGCATATAATCCGGAAGCCGTTGTCACATTCTCAGAACCGAAAGAGGCAGAGAAGGAAGAAAAGCCAGACTTAATAATCGACAAGGCTAAATACTTCCATCCGGAGGCGGGCGTAGTATTAGCAAAAACAGCAATAAATCTTATTGAAGAGATTACCACCCTGAGAGCGCGTATAGCCAAACTGGAAAAGAAACAATGAAAAAGTTAATTATATTGGCCTTAATGGTGGGTAGCTCACTGTTGGCCACAACAAAAGAAATCAATGTTGAAAAGAATGTTGTATTTCAGGAATACACCGGATGTGACAACTCATTGATTCCGGTTGAAGAACCTTGCAGCAAGCCTTCCGGAACTTGCATTGTGTGGTATGTTCAAACTACTTGTGAAACATACACACTTGACTTCGGGACAATTCCTCCAACCAGGAACGTTACTTCAACAACAACGACAAGAAGACGGGCATCATTCAGTGCCGATTAAGATTTTAATCTCAAGGCGAGAGAATAAACACTGCCGCAATTATTATGAAGTTTAAGTTTGCAACAAGTCTGTTTGCTATTCTGCTCATGCTTGCAGTTGGCTTTACAGCAACCGCCAACAATGGTGATCCGGGTAAGGACAAGAAAACAGAACCGGCTAAAATTGAAGCGGCAAATCAAATTATTTCTATTGTTCAGATTGAAGCCATCCCGGAGTTTAATTTGAACGCTGAGGTTATGACGGTTTCCATTCTTCCGGCCTGTGGTGACGATGTTTATGTAACTGGAACAGCATCAACATCCGCGCCAAGTGGATATACCTTGGATCATGTTAGTTATGATTCATTTGGTTACACAAAGGAATATAGCCGATCATGCACTGAGACCATCAGTTGTGGTATTTGTCCGCCTCCTGGTTTCTTTACGTATACCTCAAATGAGGATTATTACGTTCGCGTAAACATGGTAGAATAAAAAATAGAAAAGCCCTTCGGGGCTTTATTTCAAACTTTTAAATAATGAATGCACTACTTAAACAATTTCAGCAACTGCCTAATATTCCAAATCCTATAAATAAAGAAAACATTATCAGGATTAAAATAGAATTAAATTCTGAACGTAGTTCTATGTTTAGAGACAATAAAAAGAATGCTGCTACCATCTATTTCAAAACTGGTAATACAACTGCTTCCCATGACATCTATTCAGATTCACTCGAAGAGTTACTTCTTTTAATAAAAGCTTTTACAGACTCAATTTAAAGATATTATGACAAAAGACGTTCATAAATGGACTTATGATAGGACCAGGAAGGTCTTTGTCAAACAACAAGCAATACACATTAATGTACCAAAAGCATTTGCTTATTTTCAGAAGAAACTATTACAAGCTTCTTCTAACAAAGGTACAGTGTATACAGTTAGTGATAATGGAGCATTACTGTATACTAATGAATTTCCTCCTCATAAACTAAAACGAAAAAGATGTTCAGCAAAAAACAATCAACACTCTTCACAAAAGAAGAGCAAGCATCTGTTGCAACCACAAATGGATTTGTTCAACAAGGTTTAAAGAAATCAGCCCAAACCAAATCAGGTAATGGTGCTTTAAAATATACTACAACAGGTAATGACTTTGTGGATCAATTCTCAAAAACAGGATTGTACAAACAACCAAGGGGGTATAATGATATAGCTTCAGATATGTCAACTCTATGGGCTATTAACCCAAAGATGACAGTAGCATTCACCCTATTTCTGAGAATGATTACCCGTGTTGTATCCTTCTTCACAGGAGAGAAGACAACTACTGTACAAAGAGGTTCTGGTCTAAGACATGAGGGGATTACACGATCATTATGGATTGCTGTAAATCACCCAACCGTGTTCTGGAAAAATATAGAGTTGTTTATTTCCGTTGGTTCCTGGAAAGATGTTATTCAATTGCTTTCCTACGATTTACAGTACAATGGTTGGGAAGGAAGACAACTTCATTGGGATGAGTTTGGTAAGCTGTTGCTTGCTGGGCTTGAAAACCCAAAGACTAATAACTTAGTTAAGAAGTATTTGCCTACTATTAAGTCAAACAAGAAATGTACAACTTTAGCTTCACAAGCTGATAATATTATTGCTAAATGGATTTGTTCTCTTTTATTCGGTTCGAAGAAAGAGAATGAAAGTGCTTCATACAAGAAATATCGTCAGTTAAAAGCTTCAGGTAATGCTCATGTATGGCAACAGCTAATTTCGAGAGGTAAAATGCTGGAAATTAATTTCGATACTGTTCATGGAAGAGCTCTCTCCCTGCTAGTTTCGGGGAAGTTTATTGCAAACAATAAGCTCGAAAAGCAATATGAAACCTGGATTGCTTCTAAACCAGTAGCTAAGTTCACAGGTTATGTACATGAGCTATTTGAGAAGTACTCAACTGTTGGTAAATATCAACATCCTAATCTTGATCTTACTACTTTAAAGAAGTATCAAATTCATACTATCAACAAGCAGTTTGACGGACTGGTAGAAACAGCTAAAAAGAATGCAAAGAAAGACACTTCACTGATTGTAGTACGTGATACTTCACTCTCCATGTCTTCTCTTGCACCAGGAACAAAACTATCTTGTTACAATATAGGTAAGGCACTGGCTTTATTCTTCTCTGAAATGTTACCAGCAGGAGCATTTGCAAACAGTTGGATTGAATTTAATACAACTGCAAAGATGCACACCTGGAAAGGTAAAACAGCTACAGAAAAGTGGATGAATGATCATTCTGGTATTGTAGGTAGTACTAATTTTCAGTCAGTTATAGAACTTTTCTGCCAAATAAAAAGACAGGGAGTAGCTGAATCTGAGTTTCCTACTGGTATTCTTTGTATATCAGACTCAGAGTTTAATCCTACTTCATTAGGTAAAACTAATGTTGAAACAGCCAGGGCTACTTTAACTAAAGCAGGATTCTCTGAAACTTATGTCAATAACTTCAAGATTGTTCTGTGGAATTTACAGAATAGCTATTACGGAAAAGGTAGTGGTGAGAAGTTTGAAACGTACGGAGAAACTGAGAATGTATACTACTTTGGAGGTTATGATGGTTCAATCATAGCATTCTTAACTGGTGTAGAAGGTCAAAAGAAAGAGCCTAAAACTGATGTAGAGCTGTTTGAAGCAGCTATGGATCAGGAAGTTATGGCTCGTATTGAAATGTAAGGCTTTTATTACTTGCATATATAAAGGTATTCTATCTTGCCCATAGGTAGAGTTAGTGATTAAGGTCGGTAAGGAGGAGGTTAGACGGATCTCCTCTCTTACTATAAGGTTAGTAACAGCAATTCTTAAAATTCAAATTTTGGTTTTGAGAAAAGAACTAACCTGATAAGAGTTCAAACAGCATTTTAAAAATTCCTTATGGGGGGCGGAACGTAGGTTCGAATCTTGCCTGGCCGTAACTGGTCGGTCGTCTAGTGGTTAGGACACGCATAAAAAAGAACTCTGATAAGTTTACTTACAGCAAATTAAAAACGCAATTTCGATCATAACGAAGAGGTCGCTGGTTCGAATCCGGCTCTCCCCACTTACGGGGAGATAGCTCAGTGGTAGAGCTCTATGCAAACAAAAGTAAACTGATAAGATGTGAGAACAGCAATGTTAATTCAAATTTTCTGTACATAAAGCAAAACGAGTTGGTTCGAATCCAACACCCAAACAGGAGGTACTTGGTGTGGAATATCCTGCACATCTGATTTTTAATAAAAACAACTTAATATGATACAAGTAGTAATAGTTATTGTAGCTGCTTGTGCGGTGCTTTATTTCGGTTATGTTATATTTGGACATAAGCCAAGATGGAAGCAAGTCTACGATGACATAGAAGAGTTAATAGAATTAAACGGAGAGTCTTTTAGTTATGCTCAAGCCTATCTTGAAAGAACTTATGAACTAACAGAAAGACAAGCTAGTTTATGTCTAAACAACTATCCAAACCAAGATTGGTTCCAGATGCAGTCATTTCTGGAGGACCAGGAACTAAACTAACAGAAGAGCAAATGATGTACTTGTGGATGGAACACGAGTATGAAAAACGAATAACTAACCCAGAAACCTATGAGGAACTTCCAGAAGATTTTCATTTGGAATCACAAGCCGAACAAAGTAAAATGTCATAGCAGGTGAATGTACCCGCGTCAACTCCGCCATTCAGACGGTATGCTAATTAGCAGCTATTATTCTGGTGCTTACCTTGATCAGTAAGTAGAACAACAATGAGAGTGTACGTACATAGCTACTATTCGCACGTAGCCTTTTTACTGTTTGGCTTTTAAGGTACAACAGTTTAAAGTTACAGATAATTATTTCTGTAACTTTATTCTGTATATGTTCAACCAAACAAAACAATCATGAAGAAAGTATGGTTATTACTTATTCTGTTTCTAACTACGGTTAGTAACGCAAACAATAATCCTGTATTGGAGCAGATAATCTCCATTCCTGTAGAGGAAGTTATAGTAGAACCTGTAAAGGTCTATTACCCATTGTACGACAGTGGATTTGTTGTTGATTCCTCAACAGTAGTATTATTAGGCAACATCAGAATTACAGAAAAGATGTTCAATATTCTGGATAGTATGTTTAATGCAGCACTTAAAGACAGTGTACGCATAACAATAGCTTCTGGTTATAGAACATTTGAAGAGCAATTTGCTTGTAGAATAAACAATGCAAGAAAGAAATATAAAAGAGATACAGCGTTTCTATTAAGTGCTGAATCAAGTAAATTCCATCCAGTAACAGCTAAACCGGGTTATAGCAGCCATCAAAGAGGTATAGCATTTGATTTTAATACTTCAGATAAAGAAGTATATGGATGGTTAAAACAGAATGGAATAAAGTTTGGGTTTGTGCGCACAGTAAAAAGTGAGAAGTGGCATTGGGAATACAGACCAGAAGTTACAGACATGTACGCATTTATAAAACCAACTCACCGTTCTTGGAAGTGAAACTTTTTTAATCTACCTATACTATATGAGAACACAACTTAAAGACCCACACCCAACAAGAGGAGTATTTGAAGGAGACTTAGCTTATGGCAGAGCCTTTGGAAATAATCCAGACAAACGTAAAGATTATGCTGCAGATCGAGTCGATGGTGTAGCTCAAAATAAACCTATAGCTCCATTAGTATTGGTAGCACCGAGAGATCCGGAGCTTTGGAGACGTGACAAAAGAGTTGTTAAAGCTAAAAGAACTCTTGATAATTCTCAACACGGAGTAAACCAAATGATTAAATCCTACTATGAGATGCTTGATTACATGAAGGCAAATATCCATCTTACAGTAGGTAAGACAAGATTATAACGAATTATGATAAGATTAGCATTAGCAATAGGCTTCTTAGCCGTATTCGGTATAGTAGCTTATGTAGTAGTAACCCTACTAACAGATTTTTTCAAACAAAAACAGAACAACATAACTAAAAACAAAGATGAACAAACAAGTTAAAATGATTGGAATGGGAGTAGTAGCCATAGTGCTCTTTATCCTATTTCTTATTGTAAACCCCTTTTCGTGGAATGATGCCGGTAATCGTACAGTCGTAGAAAGAACAGACGGTACTCAGAAAGTCCAGTTTGCACCTGGTATTTTTTATGCAGGATTCTTCGCCAAGGAAAAAGAATGGCCAAACCAGATTTCAGTAACTTACAATGCTGAAACGCCTACTTTGGAACTAGAAGATAACGGTATTGAAGTGGGTAAGGTAATGATTCGTTTCAGTGATGCTACAACAGCTGATGTGAAAGGAATTACTCAGTATATTCTGCCTAATGATGAAAAGGAGATGATCCTAATCCACAATACCCACAGAACTCCTGTATCCCTGGTAGCTAAAAGACTTGCTCCCTATACTAAAGAGTGTCTTCAATCTTCAGCTCAGTTAATGAGTAGTGAGAAGCATTATGGAGGAGGAAGGGCACAAATGGCTCAGGATTTCTTAGATCAATTAAAAGATGGAGTATTCTTGCTCAGAACTGAAGAGGGGTATGTTTATGATTCACTTGAACATGAAAAGAAAAGAGTATACCAAACTGAAGTTCAGACTGATAAATCAGGTACTGCCAAACGTAAAATATCTTCTATTAAGGAGTATGGAATTACTGTTGCCGATGCTGCAATCACTGATGTAGATTACGAGGATAAGGTTGACCAGAAACTTGTCAAGATTATTGACGCAGTAACTAAATCAGCTATTTCTAAGCAGGAACTTATGACCGCCCAGCAACAGTCTTTAACAGCTGAAGCTGAAGGTAAGAAGAAACTTGTAGAAATTGAATATCAGCAAAAGCAGGAACAGACTAAACAAACTGTAGCAGCTCAAACTAAAGTTGCTGTAGCCAGTCAGAACAAACTGCAAATGCAGATTGAGTATGAAACTGCTCAGATTGAAGCTAAGAAACGTCAAACACTTGCTGATGTAGCTGCTTATGAGAAGAAGACTACTATTCAGGCAGATAACGCTCTTGACAAGCGATTAGATGCTTGGAAGTTCTCTGAGGAGAAGAAGTGGGAAGCATTTGGTAAGTTTCAGGGTAACCTGGTTCCCCAGATTCAAACAGGTTCTACTGGTAATAGTAATAATGCTCTTAACTTCATGGAGTTAATGAGTGCTAAAGCTGCTAAAGAACTTGCTGTTGATGTAAAGCCTGGAAATTAAAAGAAACAAATAAAGAAGGTAGAAATGCCTTCTTTATCCTAATGTGAGTATAGAATCAGGATCATTCTATAGCTGTTGCAACTCAGCGTAAACACAGAGCAGGATAAAATAAGTTAAATGTTATAAAAACAAAAGCAAAATGGAAACTCAAATTAAATTTAAAAGAAGCCAATTGGCGAACTACGCAGTTATTACGCTGCCTGGTAAGTATGAGCTTGAAGTTGCAAGCGATGTGTCACCTGATCGTTTGATCATTGATGAAGATGGGAGTAATGCCCGCCACATCGTAAACTTGAAAGCTGTTGCAAGCGACAAACTTGATCAGTTGAAAGCTGCTTTCGGTAACAAAACAGAAATCAACATCGAGCAAACAAATGGTTGCTTCATGACTGCCAACGTTTGGAAGCGTGAAGGACAGAACTCTGACCTGCCTATGAAGGGTGAAACAGTTGACGCAATTGTTGACTACGTAACTCCTCGTGAAGGCGAAGAAAAGGTTTTGCGTATCACCAGCCTGAAGCGTAAGCCTTCTAAAGTTGCTCAGAAGATCTCTCTGAATGAGTTCTTCGGTGTTGAAGCACCAGCAGCAACTGAACAGGCAGCAGTAAAAACTCTTGAGCACGCTTAAGAAAATCATTTCAAAATAAGTAAACAACCCCAATAGAAAAGATCCGTCTATTGGGGTTATTTTTTTTTTCAGAATTTAATATATTAATGATATGACAAAATTAATTGAATCAGATTTCAAGCAGAAAATCGAACTTTACAAGGGAGCTTATGACCGTATGGTTAGTAACAAGAAAGCAGCACAAGATCGCGAGTCCACTAATAAAGTTGTTGAAACCGGAAGAAGTAGATCTATCAACGATCTTACTGACGAGCAATTCAACGCTATGTTTGGAAGAGACTGAGTTTAAAGATTGGTGGGTATTAGGTCATGATATTGAGAATAAGGGTGACTTTCCTGTAAAGGAGAATCTTATTCTTAGCTCTTTCTGTAATGATGGAGAGAATGTACTAACTATTGATAATACAAGTGTAGACAACAGTGAAGTATTCTCAAAAGAGGTACTTGCTCATTGTCTATTCGTAGCTCATAATGCTGATCATGAAGCTTCTTGGGGAGTAAGAACAAACTTCTTACCAGCCAGGTATGCTTGTACAATGGTTAATAGTAAACGTCTTTTATCCGGTCAGGAAGGGTATAGATTTGATTTGGTTTCAGAAATCTCACGAAGATTAGGACCAAAAGCAATTCCTGAATGGATGAATAAAGACATCAGGAGTCAATTTAGTGACCATGATGGTACCTTAACAGACGATCAAGTTTTATACAATGCAGCTGACACTATTCGACTTAAACAGCTTCTTGCTGAGCAAATCAGACAAGCAGCAATACAAAATCAACTTTTCCTCAACAACACAATTAACTCCAGACTCATTATCCCCATCGCTGAAGCAGAAATGTATGGAATTAGACACGATGCGGACAAATGGAGTGAGATTGCAAGAGACAGGAAAACAAAAGCAGATGAAATATGCAAAGAACTAGACGGGTTAGTGGTACAACAGTATCAGATAAACCCGGAAGAAATAAATCCAACTCTAAAAAAAGAGAGGGAGAAGAAAGAAAGAAAAGAAAACAAGTTAGAGGTAAGAATAACAAAACTTCAAACCCAGTTAAAAAGACTACAGGACGCAAACAAAACCCATCTAAAGTCTTATCTCAAACAGAAGGAACAACTGGAGAAACTTCTTACTACACCGCAAGAGTCGGTTCAGGAGGAAAGTGGCATTATTAACTGGGGCTCACAACCTCAAGTATTAAAGTTCTTTAACAAAGTTGGAGTTCCTTTACCTCAAGCTAAAGATAAAAAGACAAGAGAGTTTAAACCCAGTGTAGGAAAGGAAGCACGAGCTAACTGGTTTGTAAATAACCAAGATTCTCCATTTTATCCTGTCATGGAGAAATTTGACAAGTATAAAAAGTTAATCCACAATGTAAACTCTTTTGGAGAGAAGTGGATAGTACAATATACCAATCCTATTACAGGGAGAGTACATACTAAACTTGATCAAGCTGGAGCTGATACTGGCAGGTTTACTTCAGGTTCTAAAGGAAAGAATAAGAAGTATCCAAACATGCAACAAATACCAAGTCCACCTGAATACAGGGGTTGTTTTGGAGATGGTGAGGGAAGAACAATAATCACCCTTGATTACGCTAATTGCGAAGGTGTTGTTATGACTTCTCTATCCGGTGACATGAATATGAAACAGATTATCCAGATGAAGGATAGTCATTCATATCTTGGTACTAAGTCTTGGAGGGAGATATACAAATATCGCTATAAGAAAACTAGTGATCCTAAATGGCTTGAGTTGTCTCAAAACTATGAGATGAACAAATCTACTCCGGAAAAGGATAAGGAAAGAACTGTATTTAAAAACAGTGGGGGATTATTCCCTGTTGCTTATGGAGTTGCTGCAGCTAAAGTTGCTGCTACTTCTAAAATAACAAATCAGGAAGGTCAGGTAATGATTGATGCTATTAAAGCAGAAATTCCTGATGTGATTAACTTCTTAGACGGCAAGTCTAAAGAAGCTGTAGAAACCGGTTACGTAGTACATAATACACGTACAGGTTCAAGGAGATGGTTTAGTTCAATATTAAACCATAAGCATTATGGCTGGCCATTAAGTAAGTCAGAGATAGCTGAAGTTGAGTTTGCTGCAAGAAATAGTCCTATCCAAGGGACAAACAGTGACTTAATGAAAGAAGCTATTTGTATGATAGACTTGTGGCGCAGACTATTTAAACAAGACATTCGGTTTATGCTCACAGTCCATGATGAGTATGTTTGTAGTGTACCTACAGAACAAGCTGAGTTTCTTGGAGAGAAAATTAAAGAATTAATGAAAAGAGCAGCCAAACACTACTTGATCAAAGAGATTGAAATGGACGTAGATATGCGCATTGCTCCACATTGGAAAAAATGATATGTGTTTAACAACTGAAACTGTTAAATTAACAGCCAGACGACAGGAAAAAGTTAAAGAATTACTTAATCAGCACAAACTTTTAGAAAAGAAGTGGAAACAGGAACAAGCAGATTTAGAAAAAGAAATGAGGGTTCTTGGAAAGAAAATGGATAAGCTTGATAGTCAGTATTATAGCCAAGAAGATAAATTTGTGCAGAAAGAAGCTGAGATATACGCTAAAGATGTAATTAAGGTAGCTGAAAAAGATATTGTTTGTTACAAAGAATTTTCACTGAGCGATGAAACAGCAACTCATTACGTTACACCTTATCAACATTTTAAATGGCCAAAAACTGGTTTAGTTAAAGTAAAGAAGTTTGGGTTGTCAATGGGCAGCCGTCATATTTCAGTAGCTGAAGGCCTTCATGCTTATACACAACACCGCATGGAGAATCATAACATCAACACTGATGCCTTACCTAAAAGGTATCAGAGAATGATTATTCCAAAAGGAACTAAGTATATCCTGAATGAACGTGGTACTGAAGTAGTTGCTTTAGCTATGAAAGTAGCTCCTAAGAAGAAAAATGCAAAACGAAGAGCAAAGAGAAGCTGATTTAGGTAATTTTGCTGAATGGGTATCTGATAATGGTTATGTATGGGATGGTGTTAGTCTCTGGAAAAAGAAGTTTTATAGTGACACAATACATCATAAGATAATCTCATTCAGAACGAAGGAACTTGTTGAAAAATATTTAAAAGAAAGGGATGGATCCAAGGGAGGAGATACAGGAAAAAGCCAAACAAGCATGGCTTAATTCCAATAAGAAGAGTACTATTATCTTGCCAACAGGCGGGGGTAAAAGTAAAGTAGCAATCGATCTTGTAAAAGAAATCAATCCCCCCAGTGTTCTTTTACTTACAAACTCAGAACAACTCAGAGATGTAAACTGGAAAGCAGAATTTGATAAGTTTGGATTTGACTATAGTAAAGTTGTTTCTGAATGTTATCAAACAGTTTATCGTTGGAAGGATAAAAGTTTTGATTTTGTAATAGCTGATGAGATAGATTTTATAGCAGAAGGGTACGCACAGTTCTTTGAAAATAATGTCTGTAAAGTAATTCTTGGTCTTACAGGATTTACGACAGAGAAGAAAGAAGAGCTTATTAATAAGTACGCACCTATCTGTTTTAAAGAATCTATTGATACTATGCAGGAAGCAGGTATGTTGAATAAGAGTGAGCTTATTTTCATCAAGTTTCCTTTAAGTAAGGTTAAAAATATTGAACAAAAGAAAAGAGCAGGAGGTACCTTCTTTACCTCTGAAAATGATCTGTACAAGTATTATGACAAAGAGTTTCAAAAAGCTCTTGTTGTTAAATCCAAACTGGAAAAGAAATACTTTATAGAGGGTGTTGATCCTTCTAACCAGAGCGATTATAAAGCTGCTGAGTGGAAGTTGAGGATTGTTGCTGCCAAACGTAAAAAGATTCTGGATAGTCTTAATTCCTCAGTTGAGGTTGTCAAAGAACTACTTAGAATAATTCATTCAGAAGAAGGTAATAAGGTCATCATATTCAGTAATCTCACCTCCCAAGCCGACAAGTTTCCTTACCCTTTTCACGGGAAGTCCCCAAAGTGGTTTGATGGAGTTGCAGAGTTGAATGCTGGTAATATAAATACCCTTTCTGTAGTGAAGAAACTTAACCGTGGTGTAAACCTGGTTGGAGTAAACTATAGTATAAAGGAATCTTATGATGGAGGTGAGACTGATTTTCATCAAACTCATGGACGTTTAATGAGATTAAGACCAGATCAAACAGCTAAGTACATACTTCTAATACCTCAGTTTTGGGACTATGTGAGAACTGAAACAGGAGCGTTTAAGGCTATAATTATCCCTACACAAGCTCAGAAATGGGTAGAAAGAATGCTGGCCTCATTTAAAGGCAGTTCAAGAACAATTGTACTGGATAGTACATTGAAAATTAAAGATGGAGAATTTAAGGGAAGCAGTACAGTGGCTGCTGGATAATGGGTATGGAGTTATGGTATCTGGTCAATTCGTCCCAACTCAGAAGTTAAATAACGAGTTGGGAGGAGGAGACGAAATTGTGATTCCTTTAAGAGTAGCTACAATTTCTAATCCTTCAGACAGGAAGGAGTTGTGGAATAAGTTCATAGCAGATGCAGAGATCCCTCACAGGGTTACATCTCCTAACGGTACAGGACAATACACTGTTAGACAATATTCAGAAGTTGCAGTTAAAGCTCTTGTGAAGATTGTTAATGATCCAAGTATTAATTATGAGAGATTAGTAGCTTCAACAAAGCATTATTATAAGACAGTATCTTATAAGCAAATCTTAAGTAATTACCTCGTGAACGGTACCTGGAAACATGAATATGATGAGTATAAACCTGAAAACAAAGCAGTACAAAACAATGACGGTAGTAATCGTTGGGAATCATGAGTCTGATTGGAAGAACACTTGCTTTAAGTAACTCTGGTCATAGTGATATACCAAACTGGGTTCCAACTAACCTGCCGTTATATAACGAATATCTGTATGGTGTGAGACAGGCAGTATACGTTAATATGATAGCAGAAACAGCTGTTGGTAAAACAGGTTTAGGTCGTCATCTGTATGTACATACTCCTTACGAGCATTATAGGTCAGTAAATGACCCAACTAAGTTTGATGTTGAAATAGCTGATTTCAGTCTTGAAATAGCTGCAGAGAATAATATGGCTGCTGCTATAAGCAGGAAAGCTTTCATGGAATATGGAAAGATTATTCCAACCGCTAATATCTTTGGATGGGGTGGTAGAAAGCTGGATCAGGAACAAGCAGCATTAGTTCATAGTGCTGAGTATACTTCATATTTTGAGGACTTTGAAAGGAAGTGTACTATCGTTGATGGAGAGGTTTCCCCCACTCTTTATCATGATGTTTTGTTTGAAATGGCAAAGAGGAATGGAACATTTGAAAGAGAGGGAAGATGGGTTAGTGAGTGTGGTAATTGGGTTCCAAACAATCCAAATAAACTACTTATTGCTATCTTTGATACCATTAATATTGCTGAGGTAGAACCTGGTCATGATACTGTTAAAAGTAGTATTGACAGGATTAGTCGTATTTCAGTTTTATTCAGGAACAAGTGTAGGTTCTTTATCTGTATTCTACAACAAATATCAGCTGAAATTGCTTCAACAGACCGGTCAAGATACGGCATTACTTCTCCAATCCTGCGAGATGCAGAAGATTCAAGAAGACCAACTAAAGATGCTAATATTGTACTAGGTCTTTATGAACCAATAAGGCACATGAAGGAAGGACAAACTACGTTTAAAGGATATGATATGGAACAGTTACAGTCATGGCTGAGAACCTTACATATTCTAAAACACAGGGAAGGAGTTATGAACAAATACATACCCATTAAAGCATACGGAGCAGTCAATTACTTTGATCAATTACCGTATGCAAAAGACATGACTGCAGAAGATTACTTACAAGCAACAAGATATAATTAATGCCTGAAGAAACAATTAAACTACCAACTCAAACAAGGAAGGCAATCACCAAATCCCCACAAAAACTAGTTATTTACTCTGCTCCAAAAGTAGGTAAAACAAGTTTAATGTCAGGACTGGAGAATTCTCTTCTTATTGATATTGAGAATGGTAGTGATTCAGTTGACAACCTGATGGTGTTGAAAGCCAGCACATATCAGGAACTATACGCAATAGTAGAAGAAATTAAGAAACAAGGAAAGCCTTACAAGTACATAGCGCTTGATACAGGTACAGCACTGGAAACATTAGTTGTTCCATTAGCTTTAAAACTGTATCAAAAGACTCCAATGGGAAGAAGCTACACAGATAATATCCTTAACCTGCCTAATGGTGCAGGTTACTTGTATATCCGTGAAGCCTACATGATGATGATTGACATGGTAGCTGGAGTATGTGAGCGTATGATATTGTTTGGTCATATTAAAGATAAAATAATTGAAAAAGGAGGGAAGGAAGTGTCAGCTAAAGACATAGATTTAACTGGTAAGTTAAAGACTATTGTTTGTGCTAATGCTGATGCAATCGGTTTCATGTACCGTGAAGGTAATAAGAACATTATTACATTTCAAACTACTGATGAAGTAACTTGTGGAGCCAGATCGCCACATTTACGTAATGCTAAGTTTCCATTATCTGAACTCAAAGAGGACGGAACAATAGAAACAAGCTGGAATAAGATCTATATTGATTAAAAATAAAAGAAGATGTATTCTTTTTTGCAAAATTTAACACTCAAAGACACAACCAGGAAAAGAGTTCCTACTACAAGACACCCTGAAGGTTTAGCCTTGAGGATTTTTAGTACCGGAGAAGTTTATCCAAGTAAGGAATTAACAGACAAGTTTGATTTAGAGTATAAGATTAAAAGCAGTGAGAACAGGGGTAACGGTTTTGATGTGTTTGATTCCACTGAATGGACTCCAACAGCAGAATTACCCCGTATGATTCTGGTTGCTGCTGTCCCTAAATCTGAAGCTAAAGTAACCTTATTTAGTACATGTAGATTTGATTCAGAAGGAAATCCACTATCTAGTGTACAAACCCAAGGTTCTGTGTGTAAAGAGTTACTTAGTCTTGTGAGATCAATGGGCTATTTGACAGATGAACAGAAGTACTGCGATCTGCAAGTAGTTATTGATTATCCCATCAAGACTGAAGATGGTATTGCTTATATACCAAAAACAATTGAAAGAGGAGCTGAAGCTGGAAACAAAACGAACGAACGGAGAGAAAATCTTACAATTTACCCGTTGAACACAACTGAGAATCTGGAGGAGATGCGTAAAGCAACAACTTCACCACAGGAAGTTCAACAAACATCAAAAGTGTAATTAACTTAAACTATTCTATACATGCTAAAAGTCGGTATTCACGAGAACTTAGTGATCACTAAAACGACAAAAAACGATCAAGGAACATTGGTTATTGGGTTTAAAGAAGCGGGGGAGATTGATCCTATTGCTGCAATGAATTCATCTGACTCCGTGTCCTTTGATAAAAATGAACAAGATCTTCTGATCTATCCTCCTAAACTGGAGAACATGCAAGGAGAAACTAAAACTGCAGATGTCTTGATGAAAGATATTGCAGATGTTAGAGATCCTCTCAACAAGATCTTGCAACAATACAAAACTAAAGACAGCATTACATGGGACATCTTTGCAGGTACAGGACTTACTGCAGGAGATGACTTTAACAAGAAATTGACAACTCAAGGAGTAATTGACAAGGTTTACAGCAATATTGTAGATCAGTTCATTGCCCAGATGGCTCCATTTGTAGGAGAGTCAGGTAAGAAAATGCGTGTGTTGTTTATTCGCCAATCTAAGGCTAAACATTACCCACGTCTGCGTACTAAATTCCTGGATTCTAATCCATTTATTGAACCAATGGTAGTACCAAAGGCTCAAAGTAAAGTGAAATTTACTAAGTGGGAAACAGAGAACGGTTATGCAAACCCTGAACCTGTAGGAGGTCAACAACAAGTGTCTGCAGAAGACGCTAAACAAGCAGAATCACTGTTTAATTAATAAGTCTTATGGACTTTGATGAAGTTTACAAGTCCATAGTTCTTACAGAAGAAGCTGTACTTGATCTGGTAGATGAGTACACTTTGTACTGCTATTACACAGGAATAGATAATATCATTCCTGGTAAAGCTTATCAAGCTCCTTATTACAGAAAAGACAATTATCCAAGCTTCTCCATTTATGAGTGTAGATCCCCACGTATTGAATATATGTGGAAGGACCACGCTACAGGTGAAGCAGGTAGTATCTTTAAGTTGATACGGATGATTGAAGGGCTTAACAATTCAAATGAAGTACTTGCAAGGATAAATGAAGATTTCGACTTAGGTTACAATACCACTAATCCAGTTAGGAAAGAGAAGATTGTATGGTATGAAAAACCTGTTGAAAACAACATTAAAATAAAAGTAGTCGATTGTAATTTGACTAAGGTGGCGAAAGAGTACTGGTCTACCTTAAAAGTAGATCAGGCTCTTTTATCCTTTTTTAACGCAGGTCAAGTTAAATTTTATTGGACATACGAAGGTCAAGCTACTCCACAACTAGCCCCAGACCCAATGTTTTACTACAGAGTAGGAGAATATTACCAACTCTACGCCCCTTATGTAGACAAGAAATATAAATTCAGGAATGATCTTCCTGAAAACTATTTTCTTGGATATATGCAACTCCCCAAGACTGGTCAAAAGCTTGTAATTGACAAGTCAATGAAGGATGTTATCTTTTGTCATAGACTGGGATTTCCTGCAGTAAGTGGGAAGAGTGAAACAACTATGATTCCACACAATAAAATGCTTGAACTAAAAGAACGATTTGACGAAGTTTACTTAACTCTTGATCCTGATGCTGCTGGAAGAAAGCAGGTAGAGAAATACATGTCTCTATATCCTTGGCTAAAACCAAGATTTCTCGAAGAAGCTAAGGACAAAAGTGATCTATGTTTCAAGTATGGATTTGAACACGCTCAAGAAACAATAAATAAATTATTAACATGAAAGACGGAATGATTGTATTCCCGGCAGTAGATCTGGAAGGTGATCGAAAATTAACCCTTGCGGCAGAAGTACATACTTTGCGTGATGATGAAGATGATGCAGTTGGAAGAGTAGCTACATTTGGTTATTCAATAAAGAATCCCAGTGATAAAGAGAATACCGAATTAGCTAAAGTAATTGCTAAAGGAAGGGCTTCAAAGAGTCCTGTTTTTATCTTCTCTACAGCAGGTTATGATATGCCAAGAGAGTTACTTAACAAAGTAGCAACTGTAGTACAAGAAGAGTTTAAAACACGACTTAATTACTACGTTCCATTATCAAAGAAAAAAGATGGAACAAGCAAAAAGATTCAATAAAGGCAAACTCCGCTGGGGTTTAGTTGATTTTGAAGCAGTTGGTGAAATGGTCAAAGTCCTGGAAGCAGGAGCAATTAAGTACGGACCTGATAATTGGAAAAAAGGATTAAACAGAGAAGAAATCCTTGAATCAATACAGAGACACTTAATTTCAACCTTTGAAAAAGAAGAGGTTGATCAGGAACTTGGCACTTATCACATAGCTAACATAATGGCTAACTGTATGTTTTACCTATACCATCACAGAAATGATAGTTTCAGTGATCAAAGGAACAATCCCTTTGTAAAACAAGAGATTGAAAAGAAGGCTTAATTAAAACAAAACAAATAAAGCAAAATGAGTAAATTTTTAGACCGCCTGAACCAAGGCAAAGACGAAAAGAATGCAGCTTCAAACAAATTGGTTGCATCAAACGCAAAAGCACAAACTGAGCAAGAGGTTTCTCGTTTGACTGCTAAAGCAGCTACATTGGAAGCAGCTTATGAAGCAGCTTTCAGTGATGGTAATTTCCAAATCAACCGTGTATTCGGTTTGGTGAAGGAAATTGAGGAAAACAAAAATAACCTCGCCCTCGCTAAGAAAATTCTGTCTGAAGAATTTGCAGACTAATTAAAACGCGAAAAAAGAAAGAATGAGCACACGTAAAATTGTGTGGACATCTACAGCAGCACCAGGTCAGAACACTGTCTTTTCGGCAGCTACTACCTGGGGCCAGCTGAAGAGCGAAGACGCTGAATTAGGCGCTCGGTCCATTGGAATGAAAGCCTTTGTAAAAGAAACCAGTACTTCTCTTACAAGCGACAGTCAATCCCTACCTGAAGGAGACTTTACATTGTACTTCTTAGTAGAGAAAAATGACTCAGGCAAAAACGACTAACGAAGAATCAGGTAATGTTATTCCTGAAGTGCTTGAAGTTATAGATGCTTTTGTAAAGCAGTTTGAACAACAAAATCACTTAGTGAATAGCAAAAAACCAAGCGAAGAAGACGATACTCCTTTCTAAAAGGAAAAATAGAGTTTTTATTTAAAGGTGGGGTTAATACCTCACCTTTTTACTCTTTGCAAACAGATAAATGAGAAAATTATTTAAAATTAGCCGAAAGGCTATAGAAGAATTTTATGGTTCTTATCCTAGATACGTTACTCACTATTCCTTGGGTCCCGGACATTCAGAAGGAAGACATAAACTACCAGTCAAAGAAGAATATGATTTAAGTGTATTAGCAAATCACGGTCCAGTATCTTATGTAAAGGTACACGGTATTGGAGATAGTGCATTTTTACCCGTATTACGTAAAGATTTAATAGAAGTTGAGTTACCAGATGCTATAGTTGAATTTAAAGAAGTGTTGGAGAGCTTACATCCTGGGCATTATTATATGCCTGACGATAATGGTATAATTTACATTCACTACCCTGAGTTAACAATAACTAACAGTCATGATGCAAGTCATAAAATCTATGACTTAGTTGTTAATTTTACAGTAGATCCAACAAACGGTACTTTACTTTCATCTTTATATGGTATGAGGTTCTCTTTAAGTCAAAGAGAACTAGCAAAAGGTTACATTCATTCACACTTAAAAACTAATTATCACTCTTTTAATAATCCTTTCTGTTTAGGGGGAGGTAGTACCTTTCAAAAGATGGTCAATAATTTGTGTTGTTCAGGCAGTGTGACAAAGGAACAGTTTGAGTTATTTATTTTACAGTTAAACTCTTATTTATGTTGGGAAAGTCTTGAAGGTACTCCCCACATGAGTATTTTAAGCTTGTCTGGAGCTATAGCAGATTCTGGAGATAGTGCTTTTCGTACAACAGATGAAATTTTAAATCTGGAAAAGTTAGGTGGTAAAACATGTATGTCTTTTATTGATACTAATCTTGACAGCATTTACTTTACTCCATTAGGAATTCCTGTATTTGATCCTGGTCTGGTTAGCAAAAAGTTTTTTGACTTTGAGGTAAATACTTTAACTAAAATAGTAGCTGGGGCTCACTTAAAACAGTGGAATGAAGATACAGGACAGTATGTGGTTAGTGGAGTTAATCAGACTTCAAACACTTATAGCTTACCGAGAGATGTTTTAGATTACTATGAAAGCTATAGACTTAATAAACACCTTCCTGGTATCAAACCAAGAGTGATAGAAGAAGAACAAAATACGAATAAAACAAAAACAATTACCAGGTTATCAAGAACAGCAATAGAGGTAGTAACCAGAGGAACTAATTCAATATTGATACAAGCATTAAATAAACATGCAAAAAGAACAAACCCCAAAGAGGGAAGTACTAGTAGTAGTAACAGAGAAGTTAGCAGGGCAAATACACTTCCTGCATAGTCAATGTCCTACAGGAACAGAATGGTCAGGACTTTTAGTCTACCAAATTGTTGAAGGGGATGTTGACGAATTCACAAAAAACGATAAAGCTTACTTAGAAATAAAGGCTGAAGCTGTGTTCCCAATGGATTTTGGAGACGCAGGATTCACCAGCTTTGAGGGGAGTGTAGATTGGATTAAATGTTTCCAGCAATACCCTCAAATTGATCCAATGAATCCCGAACCGGGCTGGTATGTGGGTAAAATTCATAGCCACCATAACATGAACGTGTTTCATTCAGTAACAGATAACACTGACTTAGAACAAAATGCTCCTAAGTTACCTATCTTCCTTTCACTTATTGTAAATTATAAGTGTGAGTTAGATTGCAAATTAGCGATTGCTATGGAGTCCAAGGAGATAGTTCTTACAAGAACAGAATGGAAGTTTAAGAGTTGGAAGACTTGGAAAAAAGCGGTAAAGAAAGAGGAAAAACAAAAACCTGGTGTATTTACCATTGCTTGTAAGACTACTTATGAGCAAGAAGATTGGTTTGTAGATCAAACAGAACAGCTTGCAGCAAGAAAGAAAACCTCGCAGTATAGCTACAAACCACCTCAACAAGAAAGTACTAATAAAGTATTACTTCCCCATGAGGGAGATGCGGCTACAGACGTTAGTCAGGAAACAATGAAGAGAGTTCTTAATAACTTCCCGGAACTTGTTTCTTTAAACTGTTTGAAGTTAGTAACTCCACTTGAATCAATAACAGTAGTTGATCGGGATTTGAAGGTGGAAGATATGGAAAACTATAAGAAAGCGTTTAAAGCTTACTTTACAAGTGTTTGGTTTGATAAACACTTTTCTGACACTAAGATTGAACATACAGAAGTTCTTGATGGTATTAGGAAGTTTCTAAATCATCATCACGGTTGGCTTGTAGGACATTTAAAGAATTTAACTAATGAGCTCAGAGAAGAATACGACTCACTTTGGCCGTTTCAAGGGTCTTCCGTGGTTCGAGCCGATCTCTAATTCCAGTATCTTTATTGGAGGTGCTGGAGGAATATCATCCTGGTTAACTTTCTTTCTTGCAAGAGCCGGGGCTACTATTTATGTAGTAGACAACGATGTAGTAGATGAAGTAAATCTTGCCGGTCAATTGTACGGTAAGGAAGACGTAGGTAAGAGTAAAGTTGAAGCCATTTCAGATGTAGTTACAAGACTTTGTGGAGAGAATAACATAACCCCTGTAGAAACCTTTATAGATGAAAATGGAGGGTTGTGGACTAACTTGATAGCTCAGAGTGATGTAGTTTGCGTAGGTTTTGACAACCTTAAAGCAAGGGAACTTGTATACAAGGAGTGGAGGGCTAATGGTAAAGAAAAGTCATTCTTTGTTGACGGAAGATTGTCAGCAGAAAATGGTCAGATTTTCACTCTTTCCAAAGACTCTTTGGAACTGGATTTTACAGCTTATGAGCAAACTTATTTTCCTGAATCAGAAAGGGTAGAATTACCTTGCAGTATGAAAGCTACAAGTCATTGCGGGGCTTTAATAGCATCATTAATGACTGCTCAGATTACTAATTGGTTTAATAATGGTTTAGAGGAGAATGTTCCAAGAACTACTTCAAATATTGAATTTCATTTACAATTAATGATTTTCGATCAACCAAAGTACAAAGTAAAAACAGAAGTTTATGTTAACGAAGTTTAGTGGAGAAGAATGGATTTTAACTTATCCAGTTGAAGTAACAAGCCCTGATCAGTTTATTCCTTTATTTACAGCTTTCGATTCTGATGTTATTTACACTCACAGAAGGTATAGATTCAACTACGTTCTACAGGGGCAGGGGATGTATTTAGTTTTATCTGATGAAAAAGACTTGGGAGTTAGTAGCAAAAACTATACAGCAGAGGAGGTAAGAGAAAGACTAATAAAACAATTCAACTATAGTTATCCTGACAGATATTCAGTTCCTTTAAGTTACAGGGTTGTTAAGAATAATGTTAGTTATGGCTCAGGCTGGAATGACTTAGTTAAGACTTTTAACGGGTTGTCTCCATGCTTCTATGATGGTACTTATTATGCACTTCCAGGTTTGGTTTGTAAAATGCAAGGTTCTAATTACAGTTCTGCAATAAGCACCTTGTCCAGTAAACAATTTTTAGCTCATACTATTTTCAGGAGACATGATTTGTTGTTTGCTTTTAAACCATGTGCTTTAGTGTTAGTTAAAGCTAAACATATTCCACTAATAAGAATATGCCAGCATTTAGAACAACCTTTCAACATTCCTTTTGAAGACTTTAAACTCTTTACTATAAACAACCCTGACGTTTACGAAGGCAGGGCTATTAAGGAAGTATTGTCAACAAGTAGTGGATTTGGGCAGTTTATAAGCAAGAACAGTGTGGAAAGGAACTATGTAGACAAAGAGGTAATGGATAGTTATTTAATTGGTCCTTACAGTGTTCCTTCTAAAGCAAACCTTGTAGAACTTGCTAAAACTGTAGTTGAAGAACAAAACCTTTAATGACGAACGGAAAGAGAAACAGGCAAGCAGGACATAGATTTGAATTGTTCTGTGTTAATGCCTTTAAGCAAGCTGGATTTAATGACGTTGTTTCGTCCAGAAGTTCTAACAGAAGCAGAGATGCTCAGAAGATTGATCTGGTGAACAGAGATGAAATAAATTCAGGCAGATTGCCTTGGGCAGTTCAATGTAAGAATGTTGCAGGTACTTTAAAGTATCCTGCTGTTCTTGCAGAATTACCTAATGAACCAGGAATAACAAAAGTTATTCTACATAACCAAACTCAAAAGGTTGGTAATAGGTTCATAACGAGAGACAGGTTTGCTATAATGTATATGAATGACTTTATGGCAATAGTGAAGAAACTAAGAGAGTATGAACAAAGAGATGTTAGGAGAGTCGTGGTTCAAAGTACTGGAACAGGAAATGAATCAAGAACGGTTCCAACAACTTAAATCAGAATTGAAGAATGAGTATGCTAAATATCCTGTAAGACCAGCTCCAGCTGACATCTTTAAAGCATTTAAATTATGTGCATTTGAAGATACAAGAATAGTTGTAATCGGGCAGGATCCTTATCCGTTTGGTAGTCATGCTGATGGATTAGCTTTCTCTTCTAAAGAAGAAGATACACCAGCATCCTTGAGATATATCTTGAGAGAAGTAGATCGGGATATTACCCGTACTACTTCTTATCAGGAGTATAAACAAGCTTTTCCAACTAACAGGTTGGATAGCTGGGCTAAACAGGGTATATTGCTACTTAATACTTCTTTAACTGTAAGAGCTGGGGAACCAAACTCCCACAAAGAACTTGGTTGGACCCCATTTATTGAGTTTGTATTAACAAGTTTATGGAATCTGGACAGAAGTCTGGTTTTTGTAGTTTGGGGAGAACAAGCAAAGAAAGCATTACTTCCTGTAGTTAAAGCTAACCCTAAACAAGTTCACTATATTCTTGAATCAGGACATCCTGCTTCAGGAAGTCATGGTAAGGATAAATTCTCAGGTTGTAATCATTTTTCAAAAATTAATAACTATTTTTACAGGGGCCAGTTACCTGAAATAGACTGGAAACTTAATGCAAACTGAAAAAACTAAATTTAGACTACCAAGACAATTTGCTGATAAATGGTTGGCTGCTCTTAGATCTGGAGAGTACATGCAAGGACAAGATTATTTAAAGCACAATGGCCGTTATTGTTGCTTAGGGGTAGCTTGTGCTATAACTGAAGGGGTTGAAATAGTAGAGCCAGAAGCACAGATGATCATTTATGCAGATGAAATAAAAAACATCCATTTAATTCCTAAAGAGCTAACTGGAATGAGAAACTCTTTACCTATTGAGTTATCTACAATGAATGATAACGGAAGTGACTTTAAGCAAATCGCTAACTGGGTTGAAGAAAACGTAGAACTATATGGCTAGACTATTCCAAGCAGAAATCCAGATTGTGGGTGATGATAAATCCACCACGAGCAAAATACAACAAATATTAGAGAAAGAATTGAAAGAATTGAAAGTAGAAGGAGTATTTGTAAGAGAGGTAAACTTAGCTCGTGAGTTGGACGAAGAGGATGAGTACGAAGAAGATAGCAATAATTGACCTGGATTCAGTATGTTACACAATAGGTCATGGGAATAAGATTACATTACCTGACGGCAGCTTCAAGAAAGAAGGAAACAGGTTAGTTTATCAAGAGAAAACTGACTCTGAATTGATAGATGCTGCCAACAAGGTTATGTCTGATATTCTACGTTCTTGCGGAGCTACTCATTATATTGGTTACATGAAGGGGTTTAATACTACGGATAGCCGGAAAGCAATAAACCCTAACTACAAAGCTCAAAGGTCAACAGAACCTCCTAAATGGTGGAACTTTGTTCAGAATCAGTTGCATCTTGAGTGGAAGGCTGTTTATGTAGATGACATTGAGGTTGATGACGCTGTTAATATAACCAAGTTACAGCTTAGTGATTCCTTTATTGTTGCTATTGATAAAGACCTTTTAAGCTTGCCCGGTACCCATTATAACTGGAGAAAGGGAGAATGGACTACTGTTGCTTCAGAGGAAGCTGCTTACAGATTCTGGTCAGATATGATTGTAGGACAGCCTATAGACAACGTTAAAGGTATCCCAGGAAAGGGGGAAGCTTTTACAAAGAAGTTGTTTGAGCAGGAAAGTAATTATCCAAATGCAACGTTTAATGCCTACATTAAGTTTTTTGGGGTTGATTCTGGAATAAAGGAGTTTTATAAAAACTATGTTTCTTTAAGATTACTTGATTACGCCCCTAATTTCTCTATTCCATTACCAGTTGAATCCCCTACTATTAAGCAAATACAACAAGAAGAATTTCCTTTATAAAACTTACTAAGTTTAGTTGACTTAACAAGAAAGATTAATTACCTTTATCACTTCTCAACAAAAGAAAAATGAGCGAAAAGAGAAGTGTTAATTTATGCAGTACCTATGTTCTGCCCTTACTTGGGCTCAACAGGTATAGTTTTGGTTCGCCAGAGAAGTTTATAAACAGTTACGTTAGTGAAGATGATCTGCATATCGTTGTGGAATGCACTCATCAATATTCTACTGTAATTGTTAATCACCCTAATTTCAAGTTAGGTATGGAGAAAGGAGACGTCTATATTGCCGTCTTTGATGTACCTGTATACTACCGTGAAGATGTTAAAAAGTTTAGAGAAGGTAAGTACTCACAACTTACAGAATCAGCTAAAAACATGATTAGGAAGAAATCTGGTTTACCTTACAAAGTACCAATTCCGGGAGGAGGGTATAGGTCTGCCCCTGAGTTGCTAGCATTAGATAAAGACAAAGTGTTAAAGAAGCATCTGGAAGAATCTTTGGGAACAAAGATAGACAATGATGCAGAACTGGCATCTATTCCAGGTGAAGATAATTTCTATAACCTTAATCTATCAAATAAGTTACAACCTTGTTAATTTTTATAAAGAAATGGAAGAAGTGAAATACAAGAATCCTATTACAGGAGAGAATGTAGATGAAGTAATTACAGAAAAAGAGGCGAGAAAAAGAGGATATTTTGATTTACAATTTATACTCCGTCACTTAGAAGACGATAATGAATTTGTTAAGTACTTCATAGTAGAAGGTAAGAAAATAATTGTTGATCTGGAGAAGCCTTACTTAAACTACAAGAAAAATACCCAAATTAACCACGAGAGAGTGCTCACAGCTCTTGATGTGGTAGGACCAGTTAAATCAACACCAGCTCCTGAATCCTGCAGTATGGATGATGGATGTGTATCCTGTGGATCCTAAGAAGTATAATCTTTCTTTAAGATTTTCAAGATCATTTGACAAAAATATAGATCCAAGAGACGTAGTTCACGACTGTTACATTAAGTGGAGGAAGTACTACGATAGGGATCTTTTTGAAGAAGATCCTGTAAGAATCTACGTTGCTGTCAAGCAGTATTTTGGAATTCTATGGAAAGCTAAATCTTTTGCTCAAAAGGGAACTTCCATGAAGTTACCTAAGAGTGAAATAAGTCTTAGTGACACTTATCCTGATGGTGACCCCGTTTACAACTTTCCCAATAATGAATCTATTGAAGATAATTACATAAGAGACGAATTAGATGCTTACTTTCAGAAGACGGTTACTGCAAAGCTGATGTTAAATAAGCATGGAAATAATCGGGTAGATTACAATGCTGCTTACGAGTTAATGAAACAAGGATGTGGACATAGTGAAATACAAGAAGCAATGGGACTATCAAGGAGTACTACTACAGAAACAATTAGGTACATTCGTGAAACTTTAGTTGAAGTTTATGAACGAAGATGAAGAAATACCTGTACCTCTTTGGGTATTAAAGGGAAAAGTAGAAACTGACTGGGAAGAGTATCTCTTTTTGTCTGGAGGTGACATAGAAAGATTTCCTGTTTACGACAGTACAATAGAAGTACTCAAGATCTTAGAAAAGCGAGGAATAAAGTTTAATAAAGAAACAAGAGAGTGGGAGTAACATCCCACTTTTATTTTGTGGGTATATGCCTGGAGGCTGAAAGTTATCGACAAAGGCACTTATCTGAAAGGTGAAAGTAGGTCAGCTACGATTGAGTAATCGAGGATAGTGAAATACTGCCTGATAACCAGTAGGTTCGAACCCTACACCCACAGCGAAATAAAACAAACAATATGGAAGCAGATTACATGAAATACATCCATTATTGGAAAAGACAAATATCAGACTCTAAGCTACAAGCTATGATCGACAAATATGCTCTGTATTCCAAGGATGTTTGGTTAATTTTACTTGAAGAAAAACTAAGGAGAGTCGAGCTCGAAATCTCGATATTTTAATACAATGAACAACATGGTTTTAGTGGCTGCCGGACTCTTATCAACAGAGGAGATCGTAGACAGGCTTGAAGGTGCAATACAGAACTATAGAATAGTTCCTGATGAGGAAAAAATTTTAGGTGTCGAGATGTGGTGTGCAATTCTCATGACTCACCAAGCAGCTAAAGACAAAAAAGATGGTGTACTGGGTGTAGCAAAAGACCTGGATAACATGGCAAAAGCTGAAAAGTTTATAAAGCCTAATCAAAATTAAACTAACCAAGCCATTTAGCTCAAAGTCTATACGGGTTTTTGATAGCTTCTCCTGTATGTAAAAATAGAGCCTACGAAGACGAGCGTAAAGATGCAAGATTGACGATCTTGCGATGGCTTACTTTTATTATGAAATACGAAAGAATAAAGTATCCTGATGGACAGATCTCAGTTAAAATAACTGATATAGAAGGTCCGTTGGAGATCAGAGAAAGAATAAACTCTTATGAAGACTTGTTCTTCTTAAGAGCATTAGCTGATGCTATTCACACAGCTTATGCAGACCCAATCATTCATGTAGCAATACCTTGTATGTTTGGTCAAAGAAGTGATCGTAGGTTTCATCCTCACCAATCCTTTGACTTAAAGTTAATTGCTGAAGTAATTAATAGCTGTAATTTTACAACTGTTAATATCCTGGATCCTCATTCAGACGTAACACTTGCTTTAATTAATAAGTCTTACAAAGAAGGTGTTGAACACTTTGTAACTCAAGCCGTTGAGTCTATAGCTAAATTAACAAAAGAAGAGATAGTACTTGTTTCCCCCGATGCCGGAGCGTACAAGAAAGTATTTGAACTAGGTACTAATCTTGAACTTCCTGTAGTTGCGGGAGTTAAGCACAGAGATAACGAAGGAAAAATAGATCTTCAGTTTACAGGAGATGTAAAAGACAAGAATTGTCTTATTGTAGACGACATTTGCGATGGTGGGTACACATTCATCGTTCTTGCTAAAAAGCTTCTTGAACAAGGAGCAAAGCGTGTGTACCTCTATGCTACTCATGGATATTTTTCCAAGGGTATTAATGTATTAGAAGATTGTGGTTTATCACACATCTTCTGTACTAATTCAGTAAAGGATGTAGATCATCCATTTGTAACTCAATTTAAAATAATATGAACGAAAGTAAAAAAGTCTATCAGGTAGTAGATAATAACTGGTTTAACAGATTAATAGCTAAAATCTTTTATGGGGTCGATTTTGAGTCGAATTAACGATGACTACGAAGAATATGAGTACGTATGTGATTTATTGAACATACGTCCTCATTTCTTGAGAGGGTTAAAAGAAGGAGATACTTTCTACAACCACCTTAAACAACTCTGTAATGAACATGGTGTTCATACAGTAGATGAATTAATTAAAAAATTGAAAAAATGAATCCACTACTATTAGTTGATTATTATAAAACGGAACATCATCGTATGCTACCAGAAGGTACTACAATGATCTATTCCAACTTCACTCCAAGAAAGAGTAGAATTCCTGGAATAGACAAGGTTGTATTCTTTGGATTACAGCATTTCTGTCTTGAGTATTTGATTAAAGAATTTGACAAGCTCTTCTTTCACAAACAGGACATAGAGAATGAAGTTGAAAGACTTGGAGGTCTTCAAGGAGTTGACAGTAAAACATTAACCACTATCAAGTTAATTTACAAGTCCTCTGTTATTAAAGAGTATCAGAAGCACATTCCTGTAGATACTAAGCACATTGAAGCTTTGTGGGATTTAGGTTATTTACCTATTGAAATTAAAGCTGTTCCAGAAGGTACTTTAGTTCCAATTGGAGTTCCCTGCTTTACAATTAAAAATACACATCCTGACTTTGCCTGGTTAACAAATTACTTGGAAACCTTAATTTCAACTATGATGTGGCAACCAATTACTTCAGCAACAATAGCTTATGAATACAAAAAAGTCCTTTCAAAATACGCATTGGAAACTACAGGATCTTCAGAATTCGTTCAGTGGCAAGGTCATGACTTTTCTATGCGTGGTATGTCTAGTATTGAATCCGCTATTCTTTCTGGCATGGGTCATCTTACATCGTTTACCGGAACGGATACTATTCCAGCTATATATCAGCTTGAAGAATCTTACGGAGCTACAGGGCTTATCGGTGCTTCTGTACCTGCTACTGAGCACAGTGTTATGTGTATGGGTACTAAAGAAGCTGAGGTGGACACCTTCAAAAGGCTTCTGGATCTATATCCTACTGGTATTCTTAGTGTCGTTTCTGATACATGGAATCTTTGGGAAGTCCTGACAGTTCACCTTCCTCAAATTAAGGATCAAATCCTTTCAAGAGATGGTAAACTTGTTATTCGTCCAGATTCTGGTGACCCTGTAGATATTCTATGTGGAGTAGAGTATTATCAAAATACGGATGGGAAATATTACTACAAGCGTGGAGGACAACTTAAGGAAGTACCTGAACCAGAAAGAAAAGGTGTAATTGAACTTCTCTGGGATTTGTTTGGAGGTAAAGTAAATGAATATGGATATAAAGAACTTGATCCTCATATTGGTGCTATCTATGGCGATTCTATCACTCTGGAACGTGCCGCTCAGATTTGTGAGAGACTCAAAGCTAAAGGTTTCGCTTCGACTAATGTGGTTCTTGGTATTGGTAGTTACACTTACCAGTATAATACTCGTGATACTTTCGGCTTTGCGATGAAAGCTACCTACGGTGAAGTATTAAATGTACCTACTGTTAAAGTAAAGAAGGCTGGAGGAGAAGAAGTTGAAATAGCTTTTGATCGTTCTAACCCTAAACATCTTGATCTTATCAAAGCAACTTACAGTCTGACTGGTAGAGAAGATCTTGTTGAAACTAGAGAAATCTACAAAGATCCAATTACTGATGATGGTACTAAGAGGTCTAAGAAAGGTCTTTTACAAGTATTTAACAATTATTGGGATACTCATCCAGCAATGCAGAAGTTTGATGGAACTGATGAGTTGAAAGTAAATGATCAATGTACTTGGGAACAAGAAAACGGAGGCTTACTTGAAACTGTTTTCAAAAACGGTGAGTTAGTAAGAACTACTACCCTGGAAGAAATCAGAGAAAGATTGAAAGTATGATAAGCTACAAATTACTGCTAGCCATTGGGTTAATCCACTGGTTAGCAGATTTTGCTCTACAGACTCATTGGCAAGCGTCTAATAAATCAGACGACATGTTTGCATTACTAAAACATGTAGCAACCTACTCTTTAGTTTGGTTGCTCTTCTCTACCATTCACTTTGAACATTTCGGGACAGGTGTAGTCTTTGCAGTAATTACATTCGTTACACACTTTGCTATTGATCTTATTACTAGTCACATTGTTAAACAGTGTTTTGATGAAGGAGACTACCATAATGGTTTTGTAGTTATAGGATTTGATCAAATCTTACATTACGTCCAGTTAATCTTAACTTACGAATTACTAAAATGAAAAGATTTGCAATAGGAGACATTCACGGGAACCATAAGGCTCTCGTGCAATGTCTTGAAAGAAGTGGGTTTGACAAAGAGAAAGATCAATTAATCACCTTGGGAGACATTGCTGATGGTTGGCACGAAGTATACGAATGTGTAGAAGAGCTGTTAACTATCAAGAATAGAGTCGATATTCATGGTAATCATGATGATTGGTTTTTGCAGTGGTTAAAAACTGACAAGCATCCAGACAACTGGGTACAAGGCGGAGAAGGAACTCTTAGATCATATACTAAGAAGCTGGGCTTTGGCTACGGTAAGCTGCAGACTGGTGGCTGGGATCTTGGTGACCCAAGAAGGTTAACTACTGGAATGGCCCCTACAGATATTCCAGAGAGTCACAGAGACTTTTTCTATAACCAGAAACCTTATTATAGAGATGGATTAGATAACATCTTTGTACATGGAGGGTTTAACAGGCACTATCTAATGGATGAGCAAGTAGCTTATACTTTATGGTGGGATAGAGATTTGTTTTACGCTGCTTTAGCTACTTCGGGGATCAACTATAACTCTTGTAGTGATAGAATCCTGAAGTTCAAAGATAAGAGTATCAATGAGGTGTTTATCGGGCATACACAAACTACTTACTGGAAGGATAAAGCTAATCAGCCAATTACAGTTCCTATCTTTACAGACAGGATCATCAATCTTGATACTGGAGGTGGTTGGAATGGAGTTATAACCATTATGAATGTTGATACAAAGGAGTATTGGCAGTCTGATAAAGCTATGGAACTATACCCAGGAGAAAAAGGAAGAAATTAATGGAACAACCTATTGTATTTGCTTATTGGAAAGATGATGAATTTAAAGGCTTTAGAGCTGACACATTTAACACGATTTCAAAGAAGTCCCCCAAAATCTATCTTTATACTAAGAAACAGGTAGAGATTGTGATAAATAATGTTAAAAGTGGCTGTAATCAAGCCGGAACAAAATTCATGAAAGAACTTTTAAACTCTAAAGCCACAGTAATTAACACAACTGGCGAAGATTTAAATGATCTTTTAGTAGGACATTTAAGCAGAACTGAACAGAAATTCAGGGAATGGAAAACTTTTGAACTTAGAGTTCATCCTTTTACCTCACCCGAAGAATTCTATTCTCTTCGTGAAGGAGATGAGTGGAAACTAAACAAGTATCTAACTGAGTTAGAACCTGCATTAGAAGTACATAAATTTCAGATATTAGAGAATGAAAATTAATACAAAAATCTTATGTTTAACCTAACCCAAAGTGCCATGAAGTAAGTTAAATAGCTTAAATCATGGCGAAAGTAAATGGCGGTAAGAACCGCAAGCACGGAAGAGAAAAGAAGAAACGCTTACGCAGCAATTCTCCTATCTCTCAGTACGTTAAAGGTAAAATCTCTTTTGAGAATTACTGGAAGACGGTTAAAAAGTAAGTAATACCCAGATTGAGCTTCGGCTTGGTCTGGGTATTTTTTTTCTTATTTATATCCTCCTCTTTGTATCAGTCTTGTTTTACGGGAGAGATCGTCAAATTGTTTTTCAAACCCGAGACCAAGCTGTCTCTTTAAGTCTGCAGAAAGCTTGTTTTCTCCTTTATACGGACCTGATTCATACACTGGTTGATCTTCACCCATTATTACAGCTCCAAGAGAGTTAAACAAGTCTCCTTGTATTCTGTTTAAACCATCTACTGTGTTGAGTGCTACTGTAGGAGAACGTAATACCTCCCAAGCTGTAGAAGGAGAATAGAAAGTACTCATTTCTCTTCTTATTCTTGCGGTCATGTACTTAGTATAACTCTCATCATCATCGTCCCAAGCTAATCCAAGAAGGGCTGTTAAAACAATAATAGAATAAAGTTCAAACAACGTTTTACGGATGTTAGCTTTTCTCATGTTAATGATGTTATCCTTCTCTTCCTGGGAAAGCTCTAATTCATTTGGTAGTAATAATAATTCAGGATTACTTGCACCAAACCAGCTTAAGATACGTAAAGTATCAATTGTTCCCTGCACTATACCATTTCTGCTATAACTGTTGTTAAACGCTATTAAAGCTGAGAGATAATGACCTTCGTTCTCTTTTTGCAATCTTTCATCGTAATACTTAGTTTTCCATCTCGCTTGAATACCAGGGATTAACCAGTTACGCATGAAGAATAATAATCTACCTGCAGCATATTCGTTAACAGCAGGTTTATCCATCTGATTGTACACACCATTCATTAACTGGTATACCCGAATAGAGTAGTTGCGGATTTCATTTATATCTTCTCCGCTTATACTCTTCTTACCTTTGTAGGTATACCCTTCTGATAATGTTACTTTACCTGTATTACTTACTTCAATAGCATCATACAACGGAACTTCTTCCCCTTTGCTATTCTTAGCTTTAAATCTATTAAATGTAGCACCAATAGCTTTAGATCCAAGGTAAAATTCTATTGAACTTCCTCCTGTTCTGCTAAGTGTATTCCAGATAGTTCTCATCCAGTTAGTATCTACACCAAGGTCAGTTACAGCTCTGTTATGATCAAGAGGGTTGAAGTAAGTTAATATTCTTCCTGCTTTGGTTTTCTTCTCTCTTCTTCCAAGATCCTGAGCAGAAGGTAATGCTATTTGACTAAAGAATTTATTAGCGTAAGCGTAATCTTTTTTATCAATTAAGTTTCCACCAACTACTTCTTTTACCATTGTAAGTTCTCCTACAATACCGTTAGTTAACGGTATAGCTAGGTTACCGAACATGATTTTAAATCCAGTGAATCCAAGGAAGCTATCAACCATCTTGGATACAGAGAACTTCTTACCATCTTTTTCTACATCTCCTTCGCTTTTCTTAACTTGCCCGTACATGAATCTTCTAAGTAGTGAATCGTAGGCTTCAAAGGACTTGCTTTGCTCTCCTTTGATCGTATCAAACTTACCTGAAGCTAAAGGAATACCAGTTCTTTCTCTTGTTAACCAAGGGGTTAAGCCTGGTCCTTTAACTCTTCTTGTCTTCATTACTTCACGTTCAGCAAGTACAAGTTTACCCAGTTCAAGATCAGAGTGTAGGCTTTCAAGTCCTTTTCTTGAATACATTTCATGAATAAAGAGTGGTAGAGTAGAGGCTAAGTCCAAGCTTACTTCCCTTGTGCTTAGTCTTCCAGATTTACCGTCCTGTTTAGCTATGAATCTGACAGGAATGTACTCTTGCGGCTTACCATTCTCGTCTACAGCTTTAAAGTCTTTTTCGTCATATCTTTTACGAACTGCATCAATAGCACGTTCTTTTAGAACATTAAATTTGTCTTTACCTTCTTCACGAATAATACCTTCAAGCATAGAACGTTGGATAGAAGGGATTCTCAAGCCGGGTCTCATGGCAAGAGCAGGTATGTTTTCCTGTGACTTTAAGTAACCTAACACAAAGGTTTCATAGAACTGTCTTAGAGGGAAATCAGGACTACCTTCTTTTATAGAAAGAATTGCTTTCCCTTCTTTGCTCCAAGGAGAAATTAGTTTTACACCATTCTCGTTCTCAGCAAGACTTTCCATATCCAGGATTGGAGCAAACTTATCTACAATACTGTTTGGGTTTCTGCCTTTAGATTTTAACCAACCTTCGTACTCATTTAAAGACTTAAGCATACCTGTAGAGGTAAACTCTATAGTCTTCTTTTCCCACTTATACTTACCTTTTTCAGTAGGTACTTTTAATACAACTACAGCTTTCTGTTTTTTCTTCTCTGTAGTATAAAGGTCATCCTGAATCGCACGGTAAGCTGATGTAGTGTTATTTGTGAGCATTTTATGTGCTGTACGTACTGCTACGTCATCCATTTCCATGCCCACTTCTGTCCAGCGATTTAACCAATCAATGTCACGATCTGCAACTTCCAGTTGATCTACAATTGATTCAAGGGTTATATTAGGGTCAGTAAGGGTATTCTTAATAACTGAAGCAAACCTCTTAATAGCAAGACGTCTTGTGTCATTGTTCATTTTATGTACATCTGCACGAAGTTGATCCAAGCTCTTCAAAAGAACCTCACTATTACCCCCTTCAGGAATAAAGTTATCCGGGTTTTGGTGAATTTGGTCAGAGAAGGCATCAAGTAACTTATAGGACACAAGCTGTTCTCTCATAGCAAAGAGTGTATCAGGGTTGATCTTACCTGGATCTTTAGCCATTAAGTTGTAAGCTTCCTTCAGCTTATTCATTTCTTCCTCTACTGTAATCAAGTATTTAACTACAGCTTCGTTACGCTTAGTTTTAACCAACTCAGTAAGTACTTCTATGTTTCCTCCAAGTTGTTTAGCTTCAGCTCTTTTGCCCTTTGTTTTAAGTCTTTCTTCTCTGGCTTTAAGAGACGCAAGCATTTGATCAAGTAAGTCTATTCTCTTACTTCCAACCTTAGTTTCCTTCTTTTCAAAACCAAGTTCTACAGGACTGTAGTTCTGTAAGTTATCAGCTTTGTCAAGTACTTTGTAGTATTCCTCTAAGATTTGATCAAACTTATCTGTAAACCCAAGTAACTTACGTAAAGCTCTTATAAGCCTGCTCCATAGACTTGTACCTCTTAACTTAGCTCTGAACTTAGAATTAGAAGCTAGTTCAGCTATAAACTCTTTTGAGTTTGTTAGACCGTACTCACCTTGTACATCAGGAAGTTTAGTTGCTTCATTGAAGATCCTATCCAGATTTCTTACAAAGTTGATCTGTTCTTCTCCTTCCGGGTTCTGTATAACAGCTACAGAGAATGCGTGGTTTATTTCGTGTGTAAGAACGTGGCGTAATTCCTTTTCAGATTCTACCGCTCCATTTCTATTAATTAAGATTTCACTTGCACCACTTTCTCCTTTGTAAATGAATTTACCAAAGTTGTTAGTCCCAAGTGTACTATCCAGAATAATAGGTGTATTGATCTTACTTGAGTTCTTTAACAGAATTTCAAGATTTCTCAACGTTTCGGGATTGCTTTCGTCAAGCATCAACCGTTTGATCACAGAAGATGTTGCTTCTTTGTCAGTAGGTAAATAGAATCTCAGTCTTGAATCTATCTCTGAATTCACCCGACCAAATAAAGGACTACGCACAGTCAAGTTGTCCCCCCCTAGTCCCCAAGGGTCCGGATTGAGGTTCAATTTCCTGTTGCCTGGTGCCTTACTCTGACTACGTCCATCAGCAGATACTTCATAGAAGTTGTTTCTTGACCCAAGAGGTTGTACTTCTCTAAAGTGAGACAGGTCTTTTGGATCAGCCTCATACAGTCTGTAATCTCCTAATTCACGATCATTAAATCTTATGAATTTAGGTAGTACTTCAGCTTCACTGTATTCGTCAGATAAGTAGAATTCAGTTATATGTCTTGTTCCGGAAGTTATCTTGGCGTTCTTAATCATATTAGAGAAGAACCCTTTATCTTTCTGGAACTTACCGTATAGTTCAGGGAATCTGTCAAGATTCTTGAAGTTATGACGAATAAAGTTAACTACAGCAGCTTCCTGATCTATGTTCATAGAAGGAGCAGCTTTAATTATATTCTTCCATGCGTTATCTAATCCTGATTCTATCCAGAAACTAACCGGAATAAGTTCAAACATGGATTTAGCATTAAAGTTAAACCCTGTTGTCATAATCGCGTAACGTATAAGGTCATGAGCCAACCCACGTACTTCTATGTTAGGGTGGTTAAGCATTTCATACCATCCGTTAGTTACTTCAGTCTTATTTGTATTGTTATCCGTGTTACGAATACCTACAATCTGTACTTGATCAACTCCTGTTTTGCTTGTCTCAAGATTTTTAATAAGTTCGTTGTTCTTGAGAACAGGGTGCTTATCTACCATTTGATCAATATACTTCCAGATACTCTTTTCTGCACTGAATAATGACCAACGGTTTCTGTAATCTTCCTGTCCTTTTTGAGGATGGATAGCAATCAAGGTACGTGAGAGGAGACTATCTCCTTCCAAGTTATAGTAATCAATAAACTGGTTAAGTTGTTTGATTAGACCTTTATCAGTAATGCTTGCTTGTCCTATATTCTCAGCATAAGCTGTTCTTACTTGTGAGTAAGCCATGCTGGTAGAAGGGAAGAATTGTCCAGTATAGGTAAGTGCATCTTGTATTCCGTGCTTAAAGAAGCTGGCAAGTCTCTTACCTACAGCTGGTGTTGTTGCTGTATCAAATACTCTTGAGTCGATATATACTAAAGCTTCAGGATTAGTTACTTCATTTTTCTGTTGTAACATAGCTTCTAAGGCTTCTATTCCTGTAGCATCCTGGAAAGTATCTATTGAAAGTACATTGTTTATCTTTCCTAATTGCCCTGCAATTATGTTTGTTTTAATGAATTGATTTAACACCATAGCATCATGAGCAGGGTTTGCGTCTATAGCAGACTTTAACCCTTCTTTTAACGCCTCGGTACTAACTGTTTCATCTCTATCTAATATGTTGTACTGATCTTTAATAGCAGGATAGGACTCGAACAGCTTTTCAGTAGCCTTACGACTATCCTGACCTTCCTGCTTGTAGAATTTAGTCCATTCCCTTACTACAGGCTGCATGAAGAAGTCTGTAATAACAGGTAATGGTACCCCAAAGTCAATCATTGTATGGAAACTAGCCATTGTTCCAGTAACTACACCTAAATAAGCCAGCAAGGGGTTTTTAGCCGCATCAAGAGCTGCTTGTTGACTTTCAGCATGGTTCTCTGAAATTAGTGTTCCTGAAGCGTCAAAGGTACGCCCAAGCTCATTGAACTTATACTTTTGGTCAATTGTAATACCTATTTCAACATTTACACCAATAAAGTCTTTAATTGTCTGTAGTACTGTGTGACCAGTATTAAATCTGGACGCAATACCAATCTCAGCTTTACCGTCCTTGTTACGAATCTCAGCTTTAACATCAGCTTGTGTTGAAGCTACACTGGAACTTGTACCTAAGTCTATAAGCCCCATTTCCTGATATTCTTTAAATTTAGCTTCAAGTGTAGGGCTGGCAAGAGGAGTAAGTAATTCTTTTGTATGAGCTTTGTTTGTTAAGATTCCCCAGTAGATATTGAATAACTTAGTATCCACACTCTCGCTATCAATCTTTCCTTCCTTATCTGTAACTCTGCGTAGTAATTGTGACTTATCAACGTCAAAGTCAAGACCTTGTTGAATAGTTAATTCTCCCGGAATAATAACTACGTTGTTGAGGTTACTTGGTACAATCTTCACTACCCTTACAGGAATCATTGAACTCTTGTTGGAAGTAGGGATACGGTATAGAATGAATTGTAGAGCTTTCTTCTGGTTCTCTGTTAATTTATCCCAAATAATACGTCCATTAGGTAGTATATTATCACCGTAACGTAATCCTATCTGACCTAAATTGTCAAGGGGTAAAGCTATCTCAGCTTCAGTTAATTCACCTTCGTTGTTTGTGACAAATTTTAATTCGTCATCATATCCAACTCCAAAGTCTGCAAGGTTAATAGCAGAATATCCTGGGCTGTCTTGTCCAAGAACATTCTTTTTCCATAAGTTAGTCAAGATAGACTGGAACTTCTGTCCAAATGCAGGGAAGGAAATAGGAACAGCAAAGTCGATTTCGTTATTAACTGCTCTTACTAATTCAAGTACATCCTGGTAGTTTTCATTCAAGTCTCTTGACATCAGCTCCTGTTCCAGAGTTGTTTTGAGTTTAAACAGCTGTTCTTTTCTCTTAGCTTTATCGTCAGATAATTTGAATTCCTTTCCTACTCCAAGTCGTTTTTGTAAATTACTTGCCGAGGCTTGTATCTTTTCTTCCCATAATTCGTTGTACTTCTCTTTTAAAGTACTACCAAGCATAGATGTACTTCCTACTTTGTACATAGTCTTGTCGTCTATGTTACCAAGTATGAGTTTGTGGAACTGAGTACCTTTAATATCAGTCTTCTTCTTGTCAGGAATAAGTTGCGGGAACCTGAAGTCAGACAAGTTAACTACCCTTTTCTGCCAGTCCTGTACCGGCTGACTAATGTCATTAATTACTCCATATAACCCTACTTTAGTAGTATCTTCTGCTGACATGATACCAATGTTATTAGCTTTCATGAAAGCAAGAAGGTCTCTGAATCCAGAATGTATTTTAGTTAATTCTGGTGTAATTGGGGTAATAGAGTCTTTGAACTGTTCCTTTATGATCATAGTAGATCCATCAGGAAGAGTTATCTTTCTGTTGTTAAATTGGAATGGCTTGAAAGGTTGTAGTAATATCTTAGCAGCAGCACTACGCAGTCTTTTAGCTTGTTCCTCAGTAATTAATTCTTTATCTAATAATTGTCTTGTTGCATACCGTACAGTGATACCTTTGCTCCAAGCTAATTTGTAAAGACGTTCATGGTCCTTACTCCACTGTCCAAGACTTTCTGCAAGTACCTTGTAACTATCTATGTCCATTAAGGATTGAGCATCAGTTTTATTAACTGATTGATACTTTTCTGCAATACTCTTATCTCCAGCTAACTCAGCTAATGAATTCAGATATTCAGGAGTATTTACTTTCATCTGTTTAGCGTAAATACCTCTCGTTAAGGTTACCGGAGTTTCACTGTAACCTTTAATACCAGGAGTTACAGTCTGATAAGCACGCTTGAAATAGTCATCAGGGCTTTTATAGAATGCAATGTCTCCCATCAGTACCTTGGAAACTTCTAGTCTCCAAGCTAAATCGTTGTAGAAAAACTCCTCCAGGAATGCAGACAAGCTCTTTCTGTCAAGTATCTGAGTTGGTATTCTCTCACTTGTTACCTCACCTTTTTCATTAATGTTAATGATGTCGTTTTCTGCAAGGAAGCTTTTAAAAGCTGAGAATTCAGACTCAATAAAGTCCTCAATTATCTTCTCTGCTGTTTGTAGAGCTTTAGTGTATTCTTCTGTACTTATATCTCCGCTTGAAAGGGATTCTTTCAATTTAGGTACAGTATTTAGTCCAGGAATATAGATGAATCTTGATGAGTTCTTTAAGTTTGCTATATCTTTTGGTAATGCATTATCCTCATTAGCTGAGTTTTGGAACTTAGCTAATCTTTGGATACGTACTACCTCACTGTTCATTGTGCCTTTAAGAACAGTAAACAAGAAGTCTTTTGCTGCTTGAGTACCTTTCTTCTTAGGCAGGCTTATAATAGGTTGTTTAGTCTTATCTGCAGGTGTTCCTGTAAAGAAATATCCTTCACTTCCCCCATTATTGTAGAAGGTAGTGAATCTCATTATCATAGACTCAATCTCAGTCCTTTTCTCAAACGCTTTAGGATTATCCTCATTACGTCTGATTACAGAAGTAAAATTAAGGTCAATCTTGTCAGAGCTATTTTTGATAGCTTGTAAGAATTGATTATCTGAATAGAATGAATCCTGTTCATAATAACTTACAACATCTTGTGGATTATTCTTGATGTTGTTGGCTAATTCTGTAAGGGCTGAAGGCCAGTTAATAGGGTTTTCCAGGTTACCTTCGTCATTTCTATAAGCTCCTCCACGGGAATCATCTATGTAAACTGAGCTTGTTTTAGCAAGGTTAGTTAAAAGACTTGAACCTTCAAAAGGATCCTTTCCTTCCTTAGCATTTAATAACAGTTGTTCTAATGTTCTGCTTCTTGTACCGAAGAACATGTTTTCAACTTTTCTATACTTAAAACCAGGATTAGGCAAAGCATCAAGCTCTTTCCACATTTGGTTAGGTACAGAAACTCCAAGCTCAGAAAGAATAGAGTTAAATTCATCTTTAACTTCAGTGTAAGGCAAATTAGCTTTCTTCTGTTTAGCGATGTAGAACTTATTCTTAAATGCCTCCAGTCTTGCAAATATAGCAGCAGCTTTCTTTGTATTTACAGTACCGTCTGTATCTACTATTTTCTTACGAACTCCTTCCTCTCTCCATCTGTTATGGAGTACACGATCACTACTTGCACGGTCTGAGTCTATTGTTTTAGCAAAGTTCTCAATTCTGTGGGTAGCAAAAGGATTCTCAGGATCTATATCTGAAGGGTCATTCTTATCAATAGGAACTTTCTTAGTTCCGTGAAGAACTGTCTTTTTATAATAACCGTCACGTTTGTACTTAGCCGCAAACTCATTGAACAATTGTATGTTACCCTTGTTCTTTTCGTTCATTAAGGCATCCAGTACAACCTTAGCAATAGCATCGTTTTCAGCTAACTCTGTAAGTTTAGTAATAGGATTACTTGCATCTCTTAACTTAAGAGCCAGGTTTCCATCTACTCTCCTAAAGTCAAGGAATTTAGTTGTACCAAAGACAGTTTGCTTATTCTCCCCGGTAGGCATTCCTGATTGATCCAATACTGGTTCAGGGATGCTTGCAAGGAATAGTTTAACCCTGTTACTCATTGATTCACTAGGATTAATCAACGTATGATCAATGTCATACAGTCTTTCAGCCTCGTCCTGTGACTTTAGTTCTGCATTATCTACGCTTTCAGCAAACTCTTCTTGAGAGTTAGTGTAGGTTGAACCATCTTTTAGTCTAACACTAAATCCATATCTGCTTAAGTCTTTTAATACTTTAGTTCTGAATCCGTCTTCAGGTAATCCTGTAGCTGTTGTAACATCTTCAAATGATCCAACAAAGCTCTCTTCTCCTGCAGAAGGAGTGCCTATTCCCATAGCGAGATAGCTATAATACCTGGCTTGGTCAACCTTACTTCTTTCTTTACTTCCTTTTATTCTTTCAAAGTCTTTCTCAAAGTTAGACTTGATTGAACCGAGGATAGCATCGAGGTTTTTAGGGTTAGTTAAGTATTCCCCAAGACTTACCTCTTCTTGTCTTGCCAGTTCCCCACTTAGTCTAATGACTTCAGAAGTCCAAGCTACAATACTTTCTTGTTGTTGTTTGATGTATCTGAAACCAGGTAGTTTCTTATAACGAGGTTCTGCAGGATCTAATTGCAGTTTAGCTTTCTCTTGAATAGCTTTTTGCTGTTCCAGAGACAAGTTTAGATTGTCGAGTTGAGCAAATAACTTTTCTACCGGAGTTTTAAATCCAAGTAGATTCTTGATCATCAGCCAAAGCTTCTTGAAGAAGTTACGTACTGGTTCAGCAGGCTTATATTTGCCATCACTAAGTTTGTATTTCTCAAACTCCTCAGCAAGTTTCTCTTCTCCAATCTTATTGATCAACTCACTTTGCTTTTTTGTAACAAGTCCATTGCTTGGATCAGCAAAGAAGTGTAAAGCTTCGTGATAAGCTGTACCTTCAGGAGCAAATTCAGCTATTGTAACTAGCCCATTGTAGTATTGACCAAACGCAGCTATTCCATTCTTGGAAATGAACCTATCTACATTTTGAGCTACTTCAATAGCTTGCTCACCAATGTTATCTTTGAACCAAGTTAGTTCTTTCTCAGTAAGTAATTTAAAGCCTTGTTCCGTAGCTGGCTTAAGCTTAGCATCAGGACCGAAGAAATCGTCTAAAGCTTTATCTGGAGTAGTATCTATTTTTCTCCCCTTTAAGTTAGCTGCTAAATTGTGTTCAAAGATCTTAATGATTATAGGATCTGTTACTTCTTTGTTTTTGTAGTCAAACCATTTACCATTTTCTTTGTAGAACTGCCCTTCACTTGTATTTACACTATACTTTTCTCTTCTTATTTCAACATCTAGAGATTCAATTCTATCTCTTAAATCCTTCTCTGTGCCTATTATGTTTGTAATAACAGGTTCATCATTCTCCTCTACTAGAGTAAATTGAGATTCTTCAATGTTTGGATCAAGATATAGAGCCACTTGGTTAAAAGAGTAGCTGGAATCTTCACCAACTCCCATAGTTTTAGAACCTGGAAGATTAGTCTGCACAGATGAAGTTTCAACCAAATAATCATAGTACGTATTATAAGCCTTGTTTGTAACAGGGTCTGTATATCTTATTTCTGAGTTTAAATTAGTTACTGGTACATTCTTGAACTGTTTAGAAAGCAGTTCTTTGAATTTAGTTGTTATTTGTCCTTGTCCTGCATGGTTATAAAATACTTCTGATTTATTACCATCAGGAGTCATCACTCTAAACGCATAAGGTTTAGCAGCTAACATTTCTCCTACCTGTTTAGAGTCAACAATAACCCATACAGGCTGAGTTCCTTTAACAGGAATAAGTACATCTGCTGTATTTGCAGTTGTATTAACAATGTGTATTCTTGATCTATTAAGTTCAAGCACATCAGGCTTTTTATCTCCTTTTGTAGAGTATACTCCAGCAGAGTGTTGAGGTAAGTAAACTACATTATTTAGAGTAGTAAAGTCTTTTGAAACCAGTAATTGAGCTATGTTATTATTTAACCAATCAATTTCAGTTTGGTTAAGGTTTCTGGGCTCAAGTCCAATAATACGCTTACTTCCGTCAGGGGCTGTTCTGAATGTAATTACCTTACCTCTGAGTTTAGCTAAGTCATTTGATCTTGGAACAATCTGAGTATTGTTTACCTGATCTATTACATTCTTGGTAATACCTTTCATCGCTCCAATATTTGGAGTTGTAATATTACCATTGAAATCTATGAATCCAAGAATAGGCTTGTGTGCAGTATTCTCAAACTTCCACTGTTCTTCGTTTACTTGTACGTAATCACTCTTTAAAATATCTAAAGAGTTTAGGGTAGAAGACTTACGGATAGTACCTACATTCTTACTAGCTATACGGGTTTTTACTTCCCCTCTTGCTATTACTTCATTACGTAAGTAAGTTATAACTCTTTGATCTGCCAGCCTTGGATTATCAGCAGAAGGTAGTTGTTTAATAGGACGTGGGTTTCCTTCTACGTAAACATTAATTACATAGTTTTCTACTTTATCCGGTTTAAATCCTGGAGTTAATGTCCAAGGAAAATCATTCTCAAGCTTTAAAATAACCTGTTGTCCAGCAAGAACCTTTGGGGTGTTTGCAAGTAACTGTCCTGTTTCAGTATCTACAGCAAAGATCTTGTCTGCGGTAGCGGTTTCACCTGTAATATTGTTAGTATAAACTGTAGCTGAACCATCTTCATTTACTTCTTTTAACCAAGCTGGAACAGTTGTTCTTTGTCTTGATTCTTCAGCTTTCTTGTCTTTCTCAGCTTGCTGTGTGACTACAGGAGGAACTTCTTTTTTCTGTTCAATTTCTATACGTTCAAGAATAGAGGATACCTGTTCTTTAGTCAATCCTCCCCAACGGGTAGCTTGTTCAGGAGTAATTCCTCCTGCAAAAGGTATTTCAATAGGAGCAGAATCGTCTACTGGAGGAGCTTCCATTTCAGGAGCATACTCTGACTCTGTAGGAGGTTCAACTAATACTTCTTCACTACTTGGTATTGGAGCTGGAGGTTCTTCTACAAACTTCTTTGTTTCCTCTTGGTTAGCTGCTTTTTTTGAATCAACTAAAGCTTGGTGCTTTTGAGCTAAAGCTGTCTTTAGTGCTTCATCTGTAGTATTAGCTGCAGCTTGCAGAATTTCTTCTTGCTTAGCATCAGGATTATTTAGAACAGCTTTAGCTTGTTCATTTACTTTTCTTGTTTCAGCTTCTTTCCTTGCTTTAGCTATTCCTTCAGGAGTAGTTAACTCAGCAAGGTTCTTTTTTACGGCAGCTTGTTTCTCTTTAGTTGAAACTAATTGAAAGGTTTTAGAGAATAGATCGTTATCCCTACTAGTTGTAAGTGCTTCGTTGAGATTAGGAAATCCTAACTCTCCAGACATCTTTAACTGGTCATAAGCTTTTTGTATCTCCGCAACTTTAGGTTGGAATTGATTATTTGTTGAGGCAAGTTTTTTATACGCCTCGAGGTTGGCTTGAGTTTGCTTAAGGTTAACTAACTCGCTGGGAAGCTCTTTGTTGTTGACTAATTCTTGTTCGATCTCACGAAGTTCATTTGTTAACGCGTTATCCAGTCTACCTAACTGGCGCTGTTCGAGCTTTGTTGCAAGAACTCGTTCATGTACATCAGCAGGTAATTTACTGGCTTTTAACTTAGCTTGTTCGTCAGCAATAAAGTCTATATCCTGGGTATAATTATCCAAGTTCTGTCTAACTTCAGGGGTTAAGTTTTTTGAAGTTTTTAACGCTTCTAACTCCTGTTTGTAGTTTGCAAGTTTTCCTTCTTTTAATTTTTGAAATGCTGTTTGAGCAAACTGTACATCATCTATTGTCTGGGAAGTAGCTGTATCTCCAACATAGTTAGCTCTTTCTTTTTTAAGACCTAGATCAACTATGTTTTTTACTTGTTTAGATACAATATCAGCTACCCGGCTAGAACCTTTTTCAGCAGCTCTGCCTAACGGTCCAGCGGCTGTGAATACTCCACCCCCAAAGGCCCCAAGTAATGTTGAAGCTTTAAATTCAGGGTCGTTGATGTATTCGTACAAGCGTTGATTGAATCCTTTACCGAAGTAATCGGTTTCAGTATCCATTGCTGCACGGTAAGCTTCTTCACCTACTATGAACTGCCCTGCTTCTTCTGCTCCTTCACTAGCTGTCTGTGTAGCTATCTCTGCAATACTCTTTCCAATACCCCCTTTAGCTGCGGTAGAAAACCCTTTCAACATACTAGAATATTGCAAGAAGTCTTGCATAGCGAATATCCAGTTAGTGTTCCATACGTTAGAAGCCTGTTGACCAGCACGCATTCTAGCAACTTCAGGACTTATTCCTTTATTTAGCAGATCTGTGTAAGCCCGTTCATAAACTGCAGAAGCTTCCATTGTGGATTCTGCATACCTTGAAGCTAGTGTTGCTCCAACTCCTTGAGCTACTTTAGTCGCTCCTTCTCCCATTTTAAGAGCTCTTGCACCTTTCCCTACTAACCCAGCAACTCCGGCTGCAGGAAGCATAAGAGATAGTGCAGACCCTATTGTATCTGGAGTATGTGAGGCCCACCAAGTAGCGTCTCCAGGAGCAAATCCTTCACGGCTTTCTGCAGTTTGAAATACTTTTAATGAGCTATCTTGAGCTATACTTTCTTTAGCTTGTTTCATTGCGTCTGCAAGCCAGTTTGTATACTCTGCTTCATCTCCTTTTAACTTGTCAATCATTTGCTCTACGTCTAACAGATAAGAGCCTGCTTCTACAGTCCCAAGGATAGCGTTAGGAATAGCTTGTCCAATAGTCTTTCCTATTAGTTCAAGGCCACTTTGCTGTCCAGCCATGTAGTTTTCCAGATCAGCTTGGGCAATATAATTCTTAGATAGTCTTGGACTTTCTGTAGGTTGTTGAGTGGGATTTGGTAAACTTGGATATTGTTGACCAAATCCTGGGGCTAATGCTTTCTTTTTCTTTGGATCCCCTGGGTCATCTCCTCCTATGGGAGCTAAAGGTTTTAATTCTTCTCCAAATCCTGGTGCTAATTCCATTATTTCAATTTAAGTTGTACTCCTTGTTCTGCTAATGTTGAAGCTAAGTGGCGTGGAGAAGAGAATAACATTGTTTTTCCATTTATCTCAGCTTCTATAAGTGTAGTTACGTTTGCCCACTGTTCTTGGGTTAAGCCGTAGTCTTGTTGTGCTTTTTCTAACTGTTTACCGTACAGTTCTCTTGCCTTAATACCAGGAGCTAATTCTGTTAGTTGTCCGGGTCTTGTGTTTACAGTAGTATAAATTTTGTTCTCGTTTATGTCAACAGCATCTGTGTAGAATCCTCCCGGTAATTGACTTGCTAAGAACCTACGAGCATTACCATCCTTATCTACAGCTACTACTGCAAAAGGTTTAACAAACTTCTCATTTCCTGCAGGGTTAGTTGTATAGTGGTTTTTTGGATCATAAACTGACTCTACCATAAACTTGCTTGGATCTCCTCCAGTAAGCTCTTTAAATTCATCAGTCATTTCTCCATCTTTACCTATTGCTGCGACTACTTCTCCTGTTTGAGGATCCATATACTCCCGAAGAGCAAACTGAGCTTGTAGTTCTTTATTGAACTCAGTAGCTTGTTTAGCGTCAAAAGGAATAACCCAAGGATTACTTACACGTTGTTTGATGAGATCTGTGTAATCTGTAATCTTAGCGTTGGGACCGAATATTTCTTTTGCTGTATTCAGGTCTTTTACATATTGAGGGTGTTGTACGTCATCTTTACCTTTAGTAGAGCTTGTTACAATATCTGCACCCTTTCCAAATCTGTAGATAGGAGCTGTACCTGTAACTACTCCCTTTGTTTTATCTACTCCAGTAGATTCATTGTAAGGAATTTCACTTTCTACAATCTGAGCCGGGGCTTGAGTAGGTAATTGCATAGCAGTAGTTTTACCTGAACCACCATCATCACTTCCAGCCCATGCTGGAGTAGGTTTGTAATCTCTACTTAAATTCGTAAAGGTTCTGAGCAATCCCTGGTTATAGAATTCCTTCTTCAATTCATCATCAGACTTTCCTAAGATATTCTTTTGCTGTTTATAAGCTGGAGTTAGCTTATAACTTGACCAAGCAGAACCTAATAGTTTATCAATCTTTCCCTGACTGATCCCAGCTTTGGTAAGAGATTCAAAGAATAGAGGTAAATCGAGTTGACCGTTTTGGTATGCTCCTGGTAATAGTTTGGAGATTGTAGTATCTCCTGCTGCCCTGATTGCTGTTTCTATAGAATCAGGATTAACTGTTTTCCAGATGTTTTCCATGTGGGGAACAGGATCTTCATAAGGTTCTACTGTGCTTTGGTAAGGAGTAGCATAAACTGAAGTAAGCTGACCAGTTTCCGGATCAATCACATTTGAGTTCATAATTGCTTCTCTTACTCCCGGTTTACGAAGAGGTTGTTTACCTTGAGCAAGGAGGGCTTGCTCTAACTTAATTTCTTCGTTTACTCTTTCGGCTTGTTGGAGTCCTGTGAGGATTCCTTGATCACTTTGTAATGTAGTCGCAAGAGCGTTTATTCTAGCAGTGGAGTTTTCTCCTCCTCCTGCAGCCATCTCTTTCAAGGCTTGATCAATAGCGGTGATGTGGGTGTCTACGTAGCTCTTTGCCCCAGGAAGCATCTTAGACTTCATCTGGTTAGCTAGAATCTCTAGTTGACTAGCATTGGCTAAGTTCTGATAGTGTCTCTGGGATAGAGTATCTGCAGTTTGTCTGATCTGATCCAGAGGAACCCCTGCATATTGAGGGATATATTGACCAGAATCTAAGTTGAAATCGTTGTAGGATAAAGGCATAAACCAGTTTTGTATTTACTCCAAAAGTTGAGGAGTAAAGGTAACTGGTTTATGTTATACTACCAAATTTTAGGGCTTATTTCTTAATATTGAGTTTTCCACCTTTACGCTTCCCTTGCTTGGAGTATTTCTCCAAAGCTGCCATAGCTTCAGGGCTGAGGCGGGAAAGGACATTAGAGTCCCCGTAGGCTTGTTTCATAATTTCAAGAGCTTCAGAATCACGCTGCATCTGGTTACGTTCCCGTCCAATCTGCAGTATTTTACCTGATAAGTTAGATACGTTTTCAGAGGATAATTGAAGTTTCTTGTTCTGGAAGTTTACAACACTGTCCTGGAAGTCATTAATTCTTCCCGCATTTCTAGCTTTCACTCCTTGGTTAAGACCAGCTTGTTGATTCTGTATAGAAGTATTAATCTGGTTAGTTTGACCGTAGACTTGATTCTGACCGGCTACCCGTTTAGCCATCAGGTTTCCAATAGAAGAAGCTAAATTACTACCTTGGCTAGTGTTGGAAGTAATAACTTCCTTGGCTTGATTATAAGCCCTATTCACATCAGCTAATTGAGCGTTTGGATTTATCTTTTTCAGTTGTACAGCACTTTCCAGTTGTGGAGCTTTTGGTCCCTTTAGTCTTTTTTGAAGTAAAGCATTATTCAAGTTTGGTCCAAAAGTAGCTGCAGTTGTAAGTAGAGGTTGCATGTCAAACGGCTTGTTTTGAACCTGTACATCAGGTCTTAATGTGTCTATCGTACCGTAGGGATTGTTTTCATCTAATTTTCCTCCCACTGCTTTTGAGGGTTTTTTAGCCTTAGCCATATCTTCTGCGTCTAATTGTCTAACAACTTGTTTTCTTATCTTCTTGTATGCTTTATCTAAGTATGCTTCCCGATCTACTCCGTAAGGTTCTTTAGTTTGTAATACAGAGTCCCACTTATTTAGCATTCTTTCAGTATAGTTTCCTGTTGGAGAGTAAGTTGGTTTTTTCTTAGTCTTTGGTCCTGGATCACTCTTTAAGCCCTCCTGGTAGTCAAATAAGCTATCTAGCTTTTGTCCTATTCTTTCGTTAGATTCAAGAAATCTTGGATTATCACTTTTCATCTTCTCCAGTCTTTTAGCTTCTTTAGCAATTGAACGACCGGAAGGTAGAGTAAGGTCATCAGAGAATACTCTATTCTCTTTATCTATTATCTCGTTGTTATCTACAAAAGCTGAATCTAATTCAACACTGTCTGTAGCATTTGGATTGTTTGCTACAACTTCTACAGCATCTTCTGAAACTGGGTTTAGATCACCTCCCCCAACAAGATTAAGTTTATTCTTTAACTTACCTCCTTTAGCTAATTGTCTTCCTGAATTAGAAATAAGGTTCTCTTGTAACTGTAGTGTTTGTAGTCCTTTTTGTTCGTCTTTGATCTCAGCGAGTTGTTCCTGTTCTTTGCGTTTTGCTCTACCTCCAAGTATTCCTCCAAGCAGACCGCCTGCAACAGCTCCTATTGGGCCCAGCGCCAGACCTGCTCCAGCTCCTTTTAAAGCTCCTCCAATTGCAGCTCCGCCTACTCCTGGTGTATTAGCACCGATCAGGCTTCCTGCCAGGAGAGTTCCTTGTTGTAGAGGTTTTCCGTATTGGTCTAAGAATCCTCCGTCTGCTTTTTTCTTCTTTTTCTTACCTTGCATATCTGTACATCATATTAGTCTCCAGTAACAGGAAGCGGTTGTTAACTACGTTATCGTATTCGAACCTGCAAACTACATATTTATCTGTAAATTTGCGCTGGTCATACCACTCCATGTTTGTATTAAGCTTTGTAGGATCAATTGTAAAATCCTGGTAAAAACCAAATAGGAAACCGGGGCTTATTACATAATCTCTAATATCGTTGAAGTACCATGTTCTGGTAACATTTCTAATACTTGTAGAGTAGAATGAGTCAAGTTCTGTGTATCTTGACAAGCTTATCCTTCCTGTACAGTGGTCTGCAGAACGTAATGTTAAATGGGTACAAGTAGTGTTATAATCGTAGCTAGTACTGTATTGTCCTTCAATCATACCTTGAGGGTAAGATTCAGATACCCATTCAAGAGCAGCAAATTGTTTATTCTCCGCAGGTTCTGGGTTAAATACAGCGTCTACGTAAGATGAATAAATAGTATCTCCGTAGTATCTGCCTTTCTGTATAGAAGCTTCCGGAACAGGATTGTTCAAGTAGAAGATATTATCTTTTATTGAATATAGGTTGTTATCTGCCGTATTGAACATGTAATCCGGAGTGTAATCGTGGAAAGAAGTCCAGGTTCTCTTAGATGGGTTATAGCTTAATGTCCATGATTCATCACCGTTCTTTTTAGAGACAATAAGCCTATTCATTCTTTCATCATAAGCCGATGTATAACCATTTGAAGTGAATGGATTATCTTCATTTACACCCATGAAGTCACGAAAGAAAGCTCTCATTCCATTAGATGATATTTCCTGCAGCTGTTCCCCATCATACAAGAAATACTTTCCTGTCTTGTCGTCCGGAAATACGTAGCCTAACTTAGTCATAACACAAGCGAACTTATGTTGTGTTCCTGCATAGTTTGGTACTGGTTCTTCAGGAGCTAACTGGAATAGGTTAGAAGATTGAAAGAATACGTTTTCTTCCTGAGCTTCTACTTGAATATCTGTTCTTGTTCTGAAGAAGCTATCTTGTGTGTGGATTATTAACTGCTTGTTCTTGAAACCTTGCAAGTTAGTTATATCTCCCCTGTTACTACCTATTACTACTCTATCACCAGCTTTGAACACACTCCAAGAGAATTCCTCAGATTCTTCATTCTGTACTTTAGAGTAAACAATTGTGTTAGGGAATTCTGTCTGATTTATAACATCGGGGTGTTTAATAACTCCTACCGTATAAGTATTTGAAGCGTTGTAATCTTCTGTATACATTACTTGGTTAACAGGACTATTTGTATCAATGAGTGATCTAATATCAATATCTGTTTTAGGAAAAGGATCATCCTCAATGATAACAGAGTATAGAGTTCTTACATCTACCTTACCGTGGTAGTAAGTTGATAAGTTACCTGTTTCCTGGTAGCGGTAGTTAAAGTTGTATCTTGAATAACCTACATACGCTTTCCAGGCTCTTACTCCTTGGGTAGTTCTTTTTACATCTATGTTGTCTGCATCTGTACTTCTTGGCCCAGCTGATAAATAACTCATGTAACAAATGTAAGAATCTCCTCCGTAAATAGAGGATAAACTTGTATCTGTTGGTTGTCCGTATTCTCTTGTTGGAACTAAATCTTGTGAGTTAAATGAGTTATGGACTGAAGAGAGAAGACTGAAGTATTGCATGTACATAGTATCCTCTTTTCCGTTATCCGGATCAGAAGTACCATCAAACTCTTCAAATTGTTCAGTGGGGCCTGTTGTATTAGCTGCGGCCATGTGCAATCTTGTAAATTCCAGGCTACTGAATGAAGATCCCGGACTAATAGTTGCTGCAAATACTCCTTCAGAACTCTGTGTTTTTACAGTATCATCCAAAGCGTTTTCCGGAACATATCTAAAGTTATCTAACCGTTTGATAAATGGAGTTATGTTAGTTCTTGTGGTTTGGGTTGGTACAGTGTAATCTACAACCATAGAAGCCACATAACTTTCGTTCGCTTGCCCGTCTGTTATGTAACCTCCAGCTATTGTTATTGTACCACCCTCACTCCTGAAACCTGAATAAGATTCATTAAGATTCTTTCTTCTTAGTTTATAAAAGAAGTTTGCGTAGGTAGGAGTGACAGAAGCTGTGTTAAATAGCATGTCCAAACTGTGTCCACGTATACTGTCAGTTTCAACATCAGGCATTTCTCTATTTGTACCACTTTCTTCAAACTCTGTTCTCCAATTTCCACCTGATGACCATCTGATGTTTGGATCATCTGTAGGAGAAGTACTGAATTGTAGTAAATCACTTCCTTGTACCAAAGAGTTTTGTGGATCTTTCTTAGCGAAGAAAATCTTCCATCTGGAAATGTTTTCCTGTATCTCTGTTGGAATGTTTACGTTACTTACGTTAATACCTAATACAGGTAAAGCACTCACTCCAAATGTAGAGAATCCTGAATATGTATCAGCTAATTTACCTGCAGTAGGAAATCTGTGGTGTCTTACTGCAAGTCCTCTTAAATCCCCGGCTAATGAACCTACAAATGAGGGATCGTTAGGGTATGTTTCATTACTATTTTCCCAGTAGCCCATGTTGGAGTAGCCTCCTCCAGCATTGGTTGTGTTTTCTACCTGAAATCTTTTATACGTAATTCCCTCATCTGTTACAGTTTGTGTTTCTGTACCAACAGCAGCTCTTCCTGGAATGTGGTAGAATGCCCAACCACCTTTCTTTAATTCTACTCCAAGGTAGAAAGCATATACTTCTCCAGGCATGAAGGTTGGAGGAAGAACATCTTTGTGTGTTCCTGTGTTACTTATTACTGAAGTTAATGAAGCAGTGTAGTCTATCTTTATATCCAAAGCTGCAGCTTGCAGATCCGGTAGGTCAGGAGAAGTAAGGTTTCCCAAATACAGCCTTCCTGCTAATTGAGTAATAGCTTTTGCATTGTTGTATATAGCTGTAGGAGTTAGCACCTCATCTATTGCTACTTCAGTTGCTGTTTCATTTCCTGTTATTGTAATAGAAAGTGTACTGCTTGTAGTGCGTTCAGGTAGTTTGTAAGCTCTTACTATACCATCTATTATTGAAATGTAACCTACAGTAATCGAACTGAAATTAGTATCAACTCCTGTTAATGTAAAAGTAACAGACTTATTTGAAATGGTTCCTGGCTCAGCTCCATCGTTTTGGTTAAAAGCAATTGACTTACTATCGTCATTTATAACAAAATTAAAGTCGTGTACAAACCAACTAGTAGATGGTTGTTCATCGCTGCTATACTGAGTTATAGGTATTAGAGTTCCTGTAGGCAGGCTACCTCCTGTATCATTAATAACAGGCGAGATGAGTGTAGGGTTTTGAATGTCGGGGAAAGTATCTAAGTCTGAGATGTTGTTAATATCACTTAAGTTGTCTATATCCAGTATTCTTGGACTGTTAATATCGTCTATCCACGCAACTACCCTTCCTCCTGTTGCTCCCTTTCTGTACTCTCCTTTTATAGGAGCAGAAGTACTGAAGTTGAGATCAGGATCGTTATAGATTTGTGTATAATTGAGAGTAGACCCGGTTCTTGTAATAAGTCCTATTTCTGAGTCAGTATCATCTGTAGAAAAGACTACAAAATCATTTCTAACCGGAATTACTCCTATGAGAGTATAGGGAGTTAGTTCTTCAAATTGTAAGAATCCATCCTCGTTTTCCAAACTACCAAGCATGTTAGAATCAACCATATTCTTAGCGAATCGGTAGGTTCCTTGAGGTTGATCCTTTTCAACACAATCGGTGTATAGTCCTTTAATTAATTGCATCTTACAGTGCTATTATTGTTACTGTAGTTATAGCTATTATAGTAATAATTGCCTTGATTCTTGTTCTTCTGAGTTGCTTTTTGAGATCTTTATTCTTAGCTTTCTCAAAAGCTAGAAGTTCGTCTTTCCTAGCAACTACCTTTTTGTACTCTTGTTCATTGAGCTTGTACTCAATTATTTGTTGAGCGTTAATCTCATCCTTATGCTTGTATATTAAAATAATTGAATCCTTTTTTACCAATTCAACTTTAGCTGCATCGAATAGAATGAGATCATCAATTATCCCGTTAACAGTACGGATGTCTAATGTTACAGAGTCCTGACTAAATGCTGTTAAGCTAGTTAGAAGGAGTAGAATAACGATCCACAAGCCATTGTTTCTTTTGTTCATTGCTTAGGTTTTTTACTTGTTTTCTTTTCTGTTCCACTTTTACCCCATCCTGTTCTAAGCTCTTTTCCAGCTTTAGAATAAGAAGTGAATCCTTTTTACTACTATCTTCAAGAATCTCTATCTTCTTCTCTCTTTCTTTAATAATCTTTAAAGATTGCTTATTCTGCTTCTCTAACTGTTTTACGTGCTTCTCTTGTAATTCAAGAAGTTCTTTATTTTTATTCTTCCCGGTGTAGAAAGCTCCTAAAGCCATCCCTATAATGATGGCTAACATAAGTACTCCTACCTGTAGTTTATACTTGTCCATTTTGTATCTCTTCTACTTTGTCTTCTGTAGCAAATGAAGTTATTGTAGTTCCAAGCCATTGTAAGCCAGCGAGACTAATTACGAAAATAAAGTATGCCCGTTTACTCATGATGTCTTCACTAATCTGCAATCCGGCTACTACCATCTGTATTGTTGTTCCAAAGTGGCTTATAGCTTGCCCGATTTTTACAGCCCGCAAAGGAGTAGGAGCTTCAAATCTTCTTTTAAGTTCTTTTAAAGGTTGTTTCATGTTATGCAAAGAATGTTTCACCGTAATACATAGGAGGAATTAATCTCACTATAGTTCTGTTCAGCTTTGCTGCTGAATCAGGTGAGTAGTAACTAACCTCATTCATACCTCTTGTTGCGTATTGTTCAAAGTACGTATCTGCTTCTTTGTAAGTAAACACCTTATGTTCATAACCAGACCCTATTAATCTTCTGATAATATGCCATTCTAAGGCTTGCTTATAGTTTTCATTATCCGGAATTAGGGGGTAGCCTTCATCACACGTAGGAATAGCCCAGTAAGTCATTTTAACGTACCCACATTCAAAAGAAGTTTGAATCATGTTTCCTTTTATTGTGTAGTAGTCTGTGTGATATATTTGAGCTGGAGTTAAATCCCCTCCCTGTATGTTAATAATAATGTTAGGTTCTTCAGTTGGATAACCTGTAGTTCCATCTGAACTTTGGTTTATCCAAGGATTAGAGTAAAAGATGTTGGGTCGAGCTGCATCATCTTTATTTATTCTGTAGTTGGTTACTTTGGATTCTTCAAAGATTCTCCGGCCGTTAGCATCTTCTAACT